GGACCAGATCTTCAAGGTATTGCAGAAAATTTAGCTTCTGAAGTACCACAAAAACGTAATGCGGCGATCTTTTCTATTTTACAATTACCAAAGGCTAAAGATATTTTAGGAATTGAATCCGACGATAAATAAAAAGTTAATATGGATTACGAGAAGGAATTGTTGCATGAAATGTCTAAGGCTTTAGAAAGATTAGATAAATCTGTTGATGGGATTAATATTACTATTGCTAAACAAGAGGTTCATTTAGCTGAGCATATTCGTCGTACTTCTTTACTTGAAGAAGAAATGAAACCAATTCGTGATCATGTCAATCGTGTTAATGCTTTAATTTTACTTCTTGGTGGGATTTTGGCTCTTCTCGGTGCTGTTAAGGCTGTTATTGAGATTGTTCAACTCTTCTAATTCTCTTTCTTCCGTTCGTATCATTAATTCTTCCGGGTTTAATTGTGAAATATCTTTAACCGCGTTTAAATTTTCTATATTACCAATAGCTTTATTTTTTGTGAGTATACAACGGTTCCGAGCGTTATTTCTATCATAACAAGCTTTTCGTTGTTTCTTTGTTTTATTTAATGGGTTCGAATGTTTAAAGCTTGCGTTGACTTCTTCTTCAACGAACTTGTTCAGCCACGCTTTTACTTTATCGTTTAATTTGTGTAAATAATCCATATCAATCATCTCTTGTCTTGATATCAAATTATATTTTTTTTCTAAAGCCGGGAATTTACTCATGCTACGTCTACTACGTTTTTTATTCCCAATTAATTTTTTGGTACGTGGTGTTCTTTTTTTCTGCTTTTTTAATTTCTTTTTCTTTCCATTCTTGGAATACTTCATATTTTCTTTTTAGTTTATAATTTAGATTAGGGATGTTATATATTTTATTTAAAAACTGAAACACAGCTTGTTTTCGAAAAAATATTAAAGTTTTATTTCGATTGTCATTTTTGGCAATATTATTAAAAAGAGCGTTAAATTGATTTCTTAGATTATCAGAATAACTAGAAATAATGACTTGACACGTGGGTCGAGTTGTTTTACTTATATGACCATCCCCTTCAAAAAAACCTCTTGCAAACGCCATTTGTTGTTCATAAGAATCAAACGTTGGAATTTGAACAATTCGGTCTTTTGCACCTTGTTTAATTTTAAGTAATTCACAGATCTTATTAACCAAATGCTTTGAACAAAAATAAATTCCAATTAAATTTGTATTCTTCTTTCTTTTTTTAACAGCATCTCCTATTTGTTCAATAAAAAAATCTAGTATGTGTTCATCTCTTTTATTTAACCATATTTGTAAGGTATTTCCGGCTAAAGACCCGTCGCTTGCAATCCATCCCAATAAATATGCTTGTTCAACGGTTTTTATGTCGTCAAAATAAGAAGCATTAACTTTATGTTTATAATTGGGATTATTTACTCCAGATGTTTTAAGTTGCTTAGAACAATTAATACAAATAATACGGTTATTATTTCGGCGTTTGGTAGCATTTATTACCGGTTCAAAGGATTCAAAAATACCACGGCATTCATTACTAATTTTAAAATCACATTCAACCTTAAATAGATATTTACCACAAGGGTGTTTTAAAAGTTTTTGTAAAATACTCATACATTAGTTGTTAAATCTAAGTCGATAGATTCTCTCTTTTTGACAACTTTTAACTTGCGTTTAAGGGTTTTCTTGACAAGCTTTCGCTTTAGTTTCTTTCGGGGCATTAATAACTTTCTTGTTGACAGCAACCTCTAACGGATTTCCTTTAATATCCAGATAGAGCCTACAAAACCCTTCAAAATTCTTCATTCCAAGTGGGTTTTTTTTATATTTAGTTTTAATCCAGGCAAGGTAGGTAGTACGGAGATCTGAAACAGAAACCCAGTCACTCCCTTTCACTATATTACACGATTTTAAAAAAGTTTCAAAGTGTTTTTTGTAATAGTGTGTATTTTGTTTGTTTTTTTTCTTATCTTTAATGAGTTTATAGATATCTTCAGTGATTTTAATGGTTGTGGCATTAAGAAGCCAGCACATTTTACCCTCTATTTCTTGTTTATTTGGCAATAGAAGGTTCATTTGCCGATAGAATGCCTCTTCGGCCATCTTTTGCTTGGACCATAGCTTATAGAGCCGATAAACGAGTTTTACGGGTATTTTAAGTTCCCCTTCTTCTAATCCAAAGATTGAAATGAATAGAGGTAGGTTATTTTCGGCCTGGGGCAACTGTCCGGAATCTCCGGATTGTTGGATTATTTCAAGAAGTTCCTGGTCTGAAAGTTTAGAAGACATTTCAATTATCAATCGAACTGTTCGGTATCACCTAATAGTTGCCAATCTCTTTCTCTTAATTTCTCTAATTCATCAAGAATTGGTTGAATTTTAGCATTAGCCATGTCTGCGCAGATTTTGGCAGCTTCAAATCCCATATCCAAATAAATACCTTCTTGAATAGGATCTTGAAAATCTTCGGCTGTAAAATAAGGGGTTTTCACTTTTCCTGACGCGGCGTATTAATAATTTCAAAGTCTTTTAATTCAATAGCCGTTTTAAACCCATCTTTAATAACGGTATTTTTAACTTTGTATTCACAGGTTAAATTTACAATGTATTTATCAACGTAATAGTTGTATGGTTCAATTACATATCCCGTACAACCTAAATAAAATCCAGCTATTACCTTAATTGTAGTTCCGTAAATTGGCAGCATATTTTCTTTAAATTTAATCGAAGGCCCGGATTTGTTACACCGGGCTGTACACTGTTTCTATAACCGTGAATCATCGGTAACAAAAGTACTTAATGTCCGGGACCAGACTGGTCATCAACCGGGTTTCGAACCCCATCCCTGCGTGTCCCTATCCACGCCGCTTCGATAATATCGCTAGTCCGACACAATAGGACTTGTCGGTTGTAGTTTATTATAGTCCCTGTAGCAATAAAAACTATTGTCCGGCCTTTTTGATTGCGATTCCCGCGCCAACAGTAGCCGCAATCCCCAAGACAAACAGTCCAAACTTTTCCCAATTATTAAGACTTTGCGAATCATTCAATCGTTGAGCTAATTTGTCATTTTGTTCTAAAAGAAGGTTAATTTTATTCTGCTGTAGTTGATCATTTGATTTATACAAGTCAATTGATTTATTCAAGGATTCATTAAGCTTGGTTTGAGTATCTAGGTCGATTAACCGATCTCTTATTTCCTTTGTTTTTTTGCTGGAAAATACCCAAGCATCCTTTTGTAAAATTGTTCCTTTTTCGCCAAAAAAAGGATCTGTTTCATCGGCATTTGAAACAAAACAAAACAACATTAAGTATACGATGTATTTTTTCATTTATTATTCCTATATTTCATATCGCTTTGAATTTTCATCAAATTATCCTTAGCCCATAATGGTCTTAAATTTGTAAAATGGTTTAATTGATTTAATTCTTCAGTTGTATTAGCTGAACAACAAGGAATAATGTGGTCAATGTGCCATTTTCCATAATTTTCCCAAGTCATATCTTTTTGGAATTGGTTTTCTAGATGGATTTTAAATTCTTCCAATGAACACCCTAATATATCTTTAAAGTGACCTTTTTTAGTAAATTTTTTTCTATATAAACATTCATTTAATCGTTTTCGTAAATTACATGCTATATTAAATAATAAATCGGTTTTTCGTTTATTTTTATACCAATCATTGAATTTTTTTCGTCTTTTTTGTTTATATAGCTTCCATTTATCTTTATTATTTTGATAATAAATTTTTAATTTCTCTTTATTTTTTCTTGCCCACTCTCTAGCAATCTTTTTACGTTTTTCTGGGTTATTTTTTCTCCACTTTTTAGCGGCTTTAAGGTTTTTACCTTTATTTTTTAAATAATGCGAATGTTTATAATGTTTTAAGCAAAGATTTTTAGCTGAAACAAAAGAAACACAACCTATTATTGAACAAATATTCATATAATAAGTTGTTAATTTATCAAAATCAATTAACTAATTTATTCATCTTGACCCATTCCATTAATATTAAAAATATCATTATTCATAACTTTTAATTCATCTCGGAAATGCTTCCTGAAGCGTTCTAGAGTTTCTAAAAATACCTTAGTTTCTTCGGAATAAAGTTCTCGGGCAATTTTTAATTCGCCAGGAGTTAATTTATCTTCTAAAAAAGTTAATAAATCCATTCCAAAACTTCCTTAGTCTAAATGGCCAGGATCTTTGTTCTTCTTGGTCGATTTCTGATTTGATTTTATCCAAACCAGCGTTAATATCATTAAACTCCTTAAGATCAATAGCGTTGAAATTAAAAAGAGCCCTAACAACATTACGTTGGAACTCGATAGATTTTCGGAATTCATCATACATTATTTTAAAGCCTTTTCAACTTCTTCCAAAAGCCGAGTTGAATAATGAAATTCTTTATGATCAATAACACCTAGTTGTACTTGGTCTTTTAATGCTCTTTCTTTCTTATAGAAAAACTGTTGATTTTTCTCTTGAGCATCTAAAATTTGATGTTCGAGCTTAGAAATCTTCTCTTCTAGCCTAGCTAATTCTCGATTAAGGGTTCCTTGTATTAAAAGAACATCTTCACGAGCCTTCTTTTCAGCTTCTAACAGTTTTAACCAAGTTGATTTTAATTTAATCGTAACCATTAAAAATCCGTTTGATCTACAGGCTTATTCTTTCTTTCATCAGCATCTTGTTGCAAATCTGCTCGCTTTTTTTCTTCGGTTCCAAGAAGACCATCATTTTGAGCTTTATTCTTATCTTGCTCGTTTAGCTTCGATTTAACCGCATTATTTTCAAGAAGCGCTTCTGCGCTACGCCTCTTTACCCAATTCCACCCCAATGCGCCTAAAAGTAAACCAAATAATGCTATAATATATTCCATTACTTTCCCTTAATTTGCTGATCGTACCAATTCGGATAAGTCTTTATAATTTCACCCCGCACAATACAATCAACCCAATCATCTGGATACTTACCCGCATTTAACCTTTCATGACAATTTGCCCAAGCAATTGCTGCTTTCTTATTCTTAAATTGTTTAACTTTTGGCGAGGCATTTTCACTATAAAAAACAATATATCCCATTATTCTTCCTTCTTTTCTAAGGTAACGCCTTTTTTCGTTCCTTGCATTTTGCGGCCAAGATATGCGCCTAAACAAATCATAAACAAATAATTGGCTTGTGTCAAGTCCACGTCACCTAAAAAGTTAGAAACTTTGCCTAATTGGCCTAAAAAAGCTGTATTAAAAGCAATGAACGTCATTGTTCCGGTAAAGGTTGGTTTTCCATCAATACGAATCATTGGGAGCGGAACCCCTGCCTCATTTAATCTATTAATAAGTTCTTTAATTTTTTCCATTATTCAACTTTCTCTGAAATAATCTTAACAATTTCTTCGGCATTTTGACAAACATAAGTCTTGCTATCCTTAACTACAATAAAACTGTTTTCCGCTTGTTCAACTGACACCCAAGGACGGGGTTGATAGTAAGTTGGATACAAACTTGGATACAAACTTGGATACAAACTTGGATACAAACTTGGATAATTGTCGTATGACCAACAAGCTGTGGTCACGCTAGAATTCACAATTCCATTAGCACGACCAATCGTTAGCGGACTAACGCCGCTATTAGTATTAATAAGTAATGGTTGTGGGAGGTTATTTGGATCAGATTCAATAACATTCATCTGATTACTTAAGTTTTTTTCCATTCTTTCCTTTCGCTTCTTGTTTATAAAATTCGCGCATTTGGTCTTCACAAGCGGTTTTACTCGCATGGCATGCAATGCACAGCACTTGGTACTTTTCTGGACCGACAAATAACCGATCTATATACAAATTAAAATCCACTCTTTTAGGATCGTCTTTTCGTCTGTTCCCCCCGTTAATTGGAACTACCGAATCGATATGATCTAAATGATATGCGCCTTTTTTAAATTTCCCTTCACACATCGCACATTTGTATAGTCCTCGTTCAACTCGTGCGGCTTGCAGAGCTTTAGTGCGACCAGGCCACATTAAACTAGCTCTTCGAAGTTTTATTGTCACCCAATTATCCAGATTTGGAAGTTTCTTCGGTTTTTTCATCTATATCTAACAAATTTCCAGATTTAGGCCCATAAAAAACCTTACCTGAATCATTATATTTTACTACACGTTTTGAATTATCTTGCAAGGTTCCAAAAAAACCCCAGTCAGTTTTCATAGTAATTTTGACCGGGATTCCGCTTTTGGTTATGTACGTTTTATTTAATTCGAGTTTCATAATTAAGTATTATTTGTTTTATATGATTAATAAAAACCTCAACAATCAAATTAACTTTCATTTTATTACAAATTTTACAACACGGAACGCAATTAGATAAGGAATATCCCATATTATTGTTAACTCTATCTATTCCATTATAAAATACTTGCTCGCTATGTTTTAATTTTGAATGGCGGCCTATTGGCTTGCTTCCACAATAATAACAGTTTTTAAAAATAAGATTCTTGAATTCCTGAAAAGTTAATTCGAATTTGTAGTTCCGTTTTTTTGCGTGTGTTTTATAATCTTTTAAAACCCTTATTGTTAATCTATCATCCGGATTTAATAAATGAGTTCGTTGATGCTTTTGTAATGTTTTAAAAACATGCTCTATATTTAAACAACCACATGATTGTTTCCTGTTTTTAAGTAAGTCTCTTGATGAAGCTCTACAAACCTTTCCACACTTACATAAACATTCCCAAACAGTTGAACAATATATATTGCATCCAAGAAGCTTAATAACTGTTAGTCTACCAAAAATTTGGTCCTTTAGATTTTTTCGAATGAATTTAGCTTTGCTAATCGGCGTATTTTCTTGTGCCAAATCCCCTCGACAGTGTTTACGTATATTTTGTTTTTCCTCTTTTTCCACAAACATTACACAATCTAAAGTATCTTCCGGCGATTTCTATTTTTTTAAATTCACCCTCATTACAATCCCAACAAATCTTCTTGGCTACTTCTTTAGCTTCTTCAACCGCTTCTCTTTCTTCCTCTTCTCCTTGAACCGCTAAAAATTTTCGATAGCCGCGATTTAATTTCTTAACTTGTTTTTGAAGACTACGGTTCATTTGTTTAAGAGTTCTATTCTCTTCTTGCAATCGTTCTAAAAGTCTATCCTCTCTATCTTGTCGTTTACTCAATTTTTATTCCTCAAAAATTAATGGGAATTGGCAACCTTCCCATTAGAGGTATAGAAGCAAGCCACGCTCACCACTTCGTTACCCAGGTGACGGGGTTTTTTATTGGCCCGTATGACCAAACTTATCAAAGGGTATTATAAACTTTATTTAATTGCATTTTCACCACGTAAACGCCTAACTTCCGCCATTTTAGCTTCATTAGTAGCCAAACATTGAAAAGCAATAATAACATGTGGGTTGTCCTCGGTATTTTTTAATAATTGTTGTTTGAGAATACTTAAAATACCGTCAATAGCTTTTAGTTTTTCTTCCGAAGTAGACTTTGGATTAATTTCACTAATTAAAATTTTTAATTGTGTCATTTTAAAATCCCTTTGTACTTCCGAATCCGCCTTCACCACGTTCAGTTTCGCTTAATTCTGTGACTTCATCAAAAGAAGTAACTTTGTATTCACTAGGTACAATTTGAGCGAATCTATCACCGACTTTTAACCGTAATGTATTACACCCCTCTGTCTTATAAAAAATAGCTTGTACTTCTCCTCGATATTGATTATCAATAATACCAACAGAATTTGTTAGGTATAATCCTAATTTATAGATAGACGATCTCGGGTAAATTTGTAAGTAAACTCCCGGGGGGCATTCAAAAGCTAATCCAGAAAAGACCCTTACTGTCTTTTCATCTTCTTCAATAGACGCAATAGTTAAATCATAACCAGCGTCCCCTAATTTAGCTTTAATAGGTAATAAAGCAGTTTTTCTGACTTTTTTACATTTAATATCAAGCGGGGCTTGTTTAATTAGTAATATATGACTTAAAAAATTCTTAAATTCTTGCTCCGAAGCATTTCCTTTACTTTTATTCAAAGCATTACAACACCAAACAACGTTCTTTTTGGTGTATCCTAGCGCGCTATTCTTACGATCTAAAGACATAACATCGAGATCTGCTTGCAACTTGGTATTCCATTCCAAAGTTGTTTTAAATTGAAGAGGTATACTAGAGTAATAGCAGAGCCCATTTTGAAGATTAAATTGATCAAGTAAATCCTGTTCTGTTAAGGTGAATTCGATTTGTCTCTGTTCGGCAGTATGCTTAATAGCCATAAACTTATTATGAAAGAAGGTTTGAATAACATCTTTATTATAAGAGTTAGGATTATTTCTTCCTAAATAAGCAGTCTTTAAATATTCCCCACGACATTTTTTCGAGCAACAAGCAGTGCCTTTAAGTCGTTTCCAAAACGAAGGTTTTCTATAAACAGAACTATCACAATTTATACATTGACGCGATTGAGCCATATTAATTCCAACTTAAAGGGGTAAATCCCCATAGAACAAGTTTATTACCAATTAATAATCCGTAACAGAGCAAATAATCAATATCATCGTATAGATAAGTTAATTGATTAGCCTTGTACGTTTTCATTTTGAGCTTTATTTTTGAAGGCTTCTTTCTTCCCGGCTTTAACTCTTCGTGCTACACGCCTATCATGAGCATTTCCGCTTGGATTTCCGGTTGGCCGTTTCTTTGATTTACTCATTCGTTCTCCGGCTTAGGTTTAGGCGGTGGAAGTAAATTATTCAATTCCGGTGCATATTGTTCATAATACACCAAAAAAGCAGCATTTACAAGCATATGCCAAGAATGTGGTAATCCAGATTCATTATCAGTCATTTCGCCTCGACAACGTTTAAAAGAATGTCTAAGCAAAGAATCCATCGGAACAGAGTGTTCGGCACATTTCTTCCAATTATGATCTGGATACTTTCCACCACCAGCAACCGAAGATTTATACAAAACAGCGGCCATTGCTTCAATTATTTCGTAGGGAACCCACGAAAAAGGAAGTTTACCTTTGCTATCTCGTAATGCTCCGGTAGGCGATTCATTCATATTAGGCAGACTGGGCTTCGGAAACGGATTGCTCATTTGACACCTCTTGCGGTGCAGCAGACGGTTGTTGTGGACGCAGTTGTGGCGCGGCTTCTTCATTCATACGTTCAAGAATGGCGGCAACTTCATTATATGGACGAGCAGCTAAATAACGCACAACAGCATCAACTAATTCTTTTGAAAACGATAGGGTAGACATTTTCTCCTTTTTATTGATAAATAATAATTACAGAAACTAATTTTTCGGATTCACCCATTTCAGCAGCTTTATACTTCATGGGAACTATTGACATTATATCGAAATCACTTAAAGAGTCAAGCTTTTCTTTTAATTGTTCGGCATTTTCGAAATTAAAGAGTTCAACTCTAGTTCGAACACCACCTTGTAAGTTTAACATTATCTATACTCCGTTTTAAACTTTTCAGAGGTTTTACCTCGACAATATGCTCCACAGTTTTTGCAAACATATCTACGGTACTTACTAGTTGAAGTATATCGATATCCTTTAAATTCCAGCTTTAAATGTCCACATTTTGGACATCCGTTTGGAACTTCACGCAACAAAGCAATATTTGGGTGGTTTTCCGCAAACGGCCTTAATTTTAAATAAACTTTTTTAAGTAATACAACGTCCTGTTTATTGTAATCAGCCATTTGCTTCCAAGCTTTTTGATCACCGGCCATACAATCTAACCAAAGGTCGAATCCGCCTGTTTTTTCTTTACGGCCAACTTCTAGAAGATTTCCAAGATCATCTAAGCTATTAGAATTAAATTTGAAATACTTCTTTGCAATCTTTTTCGTATCGATTTTTTGATATGTGGAAACCGGTCCCAACCCATGTTCAATAAACTTAGCATTGGATTTTTTATTATCAAATTCGTCGCCATTATGAGCAATAACAACATCGGCTTCATCTAATAAACCATGTAAAAATTGTGTTAAAGATTTATCGGTTTTATCCTTAAAATCCATTCGAGTTTTAACATAGACCTTTTTTTCTCCAAGCCAACTATAAGCTACAGAGAGAAGCTCCCATTCTTTTTTAAAGGCAATTACGTTTTGTTCCCATTTTCCCCAAGTATAACTCAAGTTGGGGGAAGTTTCTAAGTCAAATAACAAAATCTTAGGTTTAATCATTTATTCCTTCTAATTTCCTAAAAAAATGCCGGAAATACGGAAAAGCGCTTTCAAGATCTAAAATTTGTTGTTCCGTTAGTCCAACATTATGTTCTTCTGAAACGGCATGAAAAAACTCATGCCAATACGTTTCCATCATTAATTTAGGTTTTAAGTCACTTTTTAAAATAATTTGTTTAGGATCAAATCGGGTTTCGCCATAAGTATCTTGTCCGTGGAAATCTTTAATAAACAGAATTTCATATTCAGCTTTTGATCCAGCTTTAATTTTTGTTGGGATATTCTTGGCTAATTTATTCCAATTCATCTTCATAAGATTCCAACGATTTCTTAAATTTCTTTATATATACATCTATCATTGCTTTATTATCAATAATTGATGAGATAACTTCCTTTACTGGTGTATACTTTTTATATGTTGTTAATCCTTGAAGTGTGACGCTAAAAAGCTTCTGTATAGTTGCTAAATCTGTAATAACCTTATTTAGCTTCCTTGCTCTTTTGTATTGTTGTAAATTAGTCGTCATATTCGTTTTTAACGGCAATTCCTAATTTAATCTTATTTTGAAATAATTGATTAAAATAGTCAATTTCTTCTTGAATCGAGTCAATTGATTCTTTAATAGAAATATCTTCTAAATCTGATCGTAAGAAAATTTCAGAAATATGCGCTGGGGTAAAGCTATTGTATTTCTTTTGAGCGATTTGTTCTAGAATTTCTTCCGTTGCAACATTATCGGTGTCGTAGAACTTTAGTAGTTGTTGGCGTTCTTTTGGGGTTGGATAATCGAACTTAATTTTTCGATCTACACGCTTTGGCCGGTTAGCAATGTTTTCAAGCAAATTTTCTGGGTAGTTTGTTGTCGGAATAATAAGTGTTGGAATACGAAATGCTTTTTCTTGATTATCTAATAGACTTAAAAGCGAACTTTCTGACTTAATACGAACCTGATCAACTTCGACTCCACCAATATCTTCCGCAATTACAATTAAAAATTTAACTCCTTTATAATCAAAAGTCTTAACAAATTCTTTCACTTCGTATGGATCAATTACATCGGTTTTCCAGAAAATAATGGCTGTCGATCCTTCTTTAGCATATTTTAAAGAAATAAGCTTTAGTGCTTCGCTTTTTCCAGTTCCGGCAGGACCATATAAAAGATAAACTCGCTTTGGAACATCGATCTTTCGTTTGGCATAAACATGTAGTCTATTTTTAAACTTATCTATTAATTCTGTAAGCTGCGCGGTTTTGGCGAATGTTTCAAGAATTTGATCGTTATTAAATTCTGTTTCTTGGAGAACTAGCCTTCCCCCACCTTTTTTAATTGTCCAAATACCAGGCTTGACTTTATAAGGTTCGGACTTAGTACTTTCTTCAACGTATTCTAATTGTACAAACTGATCGCCGGATACGCAAGCAAAATCGCTTTCCGGAAGCTTCTCACCAATTTGCATTTCATGAAGGGTCTTTTTAGATTTTACACGAAAGTAACCCAATTTAAACTCCTAGGATTTCTTTCTTATATTTATCCAATAGATCTTTATTAATAACTTCCTTCTTCGGATTTCCAAAAGGCGTGAATAATACGTATTCTAACGCGCTTCCAGTCCAATGTACGAGCATCAGCCCGTCGCCGAAATCTCGGAAGTATCCATACCGTTCAAAAAAAGCCGGTTCTTTTGGGAGATTTAATTTCATGAAAGTGATTCCCTTACGACATTAACTTTTTCTTTATTTAAATATACACGTTTTAATTGAAAATTAATAGAAGAATAATTTAATGCCGTTTCCATTGCATTGGATTCATTTCGAGCAATAATATGTGTTGGCAGAAATTCGTATTCTTCTTTCGTGGCCGTTGAACTGACTAGTTCGTATTCTACATTATAAAGATTCATATTCTTCCTTTTTATCTGTTGAAAAATAAACTCTATCGATTCCTAATGATTTTATCATTCGGCAACAAGAATTGCTAGATATTTTCTTCAATTATTGCATTCTCAGTACTATAAATGATTTTTTTAATACCGGCTTTTTGTAAAGCCAAAAAACAAATTTTGCAAGGTTTAGACATTCCTTTTTGACCATTTGCTTTTTCTCTATAAATATAAGCGGTTCCTTTATAAGTCTTGTTAAAGTCAACACCAATTAATGCGTCTAGTTCAGCATGTATAAAATTTCCCCAAGTCGGACACTTTGGGTGAGTTTTTGTCATATTATTATATCCGGTAGATATAACAATTTTACTTTTATTTAAAATTACACAACCGATTTTAAATTTAGAAGGGGATTTTTTTGCTATTTGTTTGACTAAACTAACAATTTTAATCGAAACTGAACTAGATTTGTTAAATGTTTTATCCACTCTTCGTATTGTAGATTATGTTTACCTAAATTACAAGTTTTACAACAAGGAATTGTATTATTTATTGAGTAACCTTGATTATTGTCTTTCCGATCTAACCCATTATAGTGTAGTATTTTCTTATGTAGGTTACTTGGGGGTTTGTTGCAGTAGGAACAGTGACTTTTAATTAGGGTTTCAAATTCTTCTCTATATTGTTTTTCAATATTAGGATTTGAGTGGTCAATAAAATTATTAGTAACTCCTAGCTTCTTAATAAAGTTTAAATCAAAAGCATTCTCAAGAACTTTTAAAAACATGCTATGCATTTTACTTCCTTTTATCTAAAAGCTTTTTCGGTGGAGAACCTAGAATTATTTCGGTGTTTCCATCATGACCATGAATTGTTCGAATCTGTTCTAAATTATCAAAAATAGACATAGTTTCAAAGCCAATGCTTCGCCATTCAAGGATAGCTCGATGTGATTCTAAAATAATACCTCGCGCAACAACTCCTGTTCCACTAACCCCAGAGAGATCCTTCTTTCTTAACAAATAAAATTCCTGAAGTTTCATTTTACCTTCCCACAAATAGTACAAACCTCTTCCATTGTAGCAAATCCTTGGTATCTCTAGATCCAAAAGTATCTAGTCCAAAGTAATAAGTCTTTTGTGAAATAATAACACTCATAATATCAACATCATCAATACTATTTTCGTCTGTGCTAGGCACAAAAGTTCCGTGGCAATGAGAACCCCGATAGGCAGTTAAAATTGCGTGTTGAAAAGTATCTGCGTGTTCTTTTTCTATTTGTTCAAATGGTTTCATTTTTAAAGACGCCAATCAATTTCTTTTACTCCATTTGCTTTTAAAAATTCATTCGCTTTTGAAAAATACTTTCCCCCGAAGAAATGCTTCTCTGGCTGACCTAATGGACTAGGGTGACCACCTTCTAATACTAAAACTTTATCATGTATCTTTAATTCCTGCAATTTATCTTTTGCGTATTTCCCCCATGCTAGTAATGCAATTGGTGTTTTATAATCCAAAACCCGTTGAATAATCTTGGTGGTAATCTGTTCCCAGCCTAATCCTTTGTGCGCGGCAGATTTCCCCTCTTCTGTCGTAAGTACAGAATTTAATAGAAGAACCCCTTGCTTCGCCCATGGCTCAAGATTCCCGCTTTTATAGCTCCAAGAATAACCTAAATCATTTCCTAATTCATTAAAAACATTAATTAGTGAGGGTGGAGGTTTTTTTCCGTGTTCTACAGAAAAAGCCAAACCACAAGCATCTTCCGCATTCAGATACGGATCTTGGCCTATAATAATTACTTTTGTTTCCCATGGTTTAAAGTAAGTTAAGGCTCTAAACACTTGACTAGGCTTGGGAAGCGTTGTGGGGGCCTTTATCAACGTTTTAAGGGATTCGGGTAGCTGGGCTATGTATTTATCTTCCGGACCCTCTATAAGCGATTTTAACTCATTTGGGGAAGGAATTAAGCCCGGGTTATTAGAATATTTGGCTAATATCTCGCCGTGGCAGGATTTCGGGGCACACCAACAACCTAATTTTTTCTCTTTTAATTCGGGTAATTGTTTTAACAAATCAAGGTTATTAAGTAAATACTTCTCGTATTCCTCAATAGCTTTTTCGCGCGATTCAACAATTTTTAATCCCTTAGAAGATAAATCTTTTTGATGACTAAATGGATTCCCCCAAATGGAAGGTCTACCTATATAAATGTCATATTTATCTTTTGTATGGTTTTTTACGTAGTTACTAGGATCTATTTCACAAAGCTGTTTAAAATTTTTCTGAAGAGCGTAGTTCAAGAGCTTTTCTCGAACCGGATAAATTGCCTCGAAAATTAAGGCCGATTTAAAGAGTTTTTCCAGCAACCCTTTTTTATCGTAATCACCATTAAAATCTCGTTCCAAACCTAAAGAACGATCTGATTTAAAATAAACTTGTACTTTATCGCCTTCTTGTAATCCTTCAATATTTTTAACAGCATCATACACTTTTTGTTCATTAGTTCGTTCGGGATTTAAGACAGCGGCAGTAATAGTTTTTTTAGAAGTCCAACGAGAAATATCTTTAATATCACATATTTCTTTAATATATTTGTTATAAAGATTTAAAATTTGTTCATCCTTATTTAACATAAGTAAACCATAATTTATTCGTGTGCTTTGCATGTCCTTTTAACACTTTCCAAATTAATTGTTTGTGGATATTAAGGCATTTCGCCGCTTCACTTATTGAAGGATAAATTTGACCGTTGCTGCATCTAATTTGATGTTTTTTTCTAGTTAACCGAATTTTATGTTTTGTAATCTCGCTTGAAAACTTTCCTTTATTCCAAGGAATTTGTCCCTTATGACTTAAACTTAGATTTTGTTTATGTTCTTTAGTAAAGGGTTGCTTTTTTCGATTTTTTAATTTGATACTGATTTTTTGTTTTTGTTCCTCGGATTGTTTTCGACCGAGCATAGGCGCGGTTGCATTTTTTGCAATATTATAAGACGGGTTTAACTCTGTAAGATAAAATTGTTCGAGGATTAAACACTCTTTAATTGAACATTTATGAATAAAAATAAAATCAAAAACAAATTCTCCATATTTATTCCATGCTCTTTGTAACTTTATTGAATGATGCTTATTTCTATTAAGCAATGCTTTGTGTTTTTTTAAACGTAGTGGGACATTTTGGCTGCTTCCTATATAACACTTTCCATTGGTTCTATTTAAAATTTTATAAATCCCGGAATTCATAATTCAAGTAAAATTTTAATAAATTCATTCATAAATTCTTGTAAAGCTTTTTCTTTACCTGTTGCTTTTAAAGCACTGCCTTTAATTTTAATCGTTCCATCTTGATGTTTAATTGCATAATTTTTTGCTTTTAAAGTAGCAATAACAGGAAAACAACCGTTTAGTTCCCAGATAATTGTTTTAGGATAAAGAGAGTTTAAAGAAAGACGAAGGGCTTCAATCTCTTCTTTAGAGAAAGAAGCCCCGGTCGGTTTCTTAAAAAATATAGAATCAGTATCGCAGGCTATAATTTCAAAGTTATTCATCTTGTTTTATTGGTTCAGCAATAATTTCATAAATTGGTTCGCCTAACCAATGCCCCGAATAACCACCAAGTTGTAACTTCCATCCGACTTTTGCGAAATCATTTTTAAACTTAACCAATTGTTCTTCTGTTCCCACAATGGAAAATGTTTCTAATATTCTTTTGGGTTCTTGATTATCCATAATTATCCAAACAAATATAAAAGAGTCGCAGCATGTAAAAACTGGTCAAATCCTATTGTAACATAAAACCAATGGTCTTCCCAGTATTCATAATCCCGAACATAATGTTTGTACCAATTGTTCCGCCAAACTTTAAGCCTCTTGGGGGTTTTACCAGTTTTAGTTTTGGTAATCAAATGTCCTTTAAACACTTCTTGTTCCATTTCTCTAATATCTTTAAGTGTTGAAAAATGAGCCCGTAGTTTATATAAATTCCAAATATTTCTATCAATTATTCCATGAAGCAAAGTATTCATAGCAGATAATCGCCAGCCAACAAATGGTAGAAAGACTAAAAATTGAATAGCTAAATGTCCAAAAAGCCAACGAAAATCAGAAGACTTTTTCTTTCCCATTTCGCGGGGTTGAAGAATAAAATCGGCTAGGAAATGTAGAAAGAATAATTTAATCATACTCTTTCCCAAATCACTTTTCTCACTTTTTTGTATTTAGTATCTATAGTTCCGATGCCTTTGCAAAAAGGACATGAAATCCATCTAGTATCATATCCATTACTTTCATACCCGCTAGATATTTCCTTTTGCCCACTACAATAAAAACAAGTTTCAGTCACTATTTTCGTTTGTGACTTCTTCTTTCGGCTTCCATTCTTCATAAGTCTTCCCTGTTGCCCATTTAATAGCTGTTCCTAAAACTTCTCTTCCCCGCCTAGTAACTTCCGAAGCTCCGTGCGGATAATTAAAGTTTAACCCAGAACTTCCTAAAAAGCCATACATACTATTAATACCAACCTTTTGACTATTCTGCAAATCATCATAATACTTATCTTTTGTATCTTTTGCTAGCTTCTTATTTTTTAATCGCTCATTGGTAAAATATTCCAAAACTTTAAGAACGTGTTGTTGAGGGTCTTTATGTTTAGGATAGATTTTGTATTCCAGCATTACAGAAGGATAAAGAGAAGCCACGTCAAACGATAATACATTCTTATGAACTCCTGGAATACCATGAGAGATAGCTCCTTCAAATTCTACTGATTCATCTGCCTTTGGAATACTATGTTTATTTTGAAGATATGATCGAACAAGCAATGCATTCAATTGCGAACCACTAGCCGATTCTGTCATTAATTGAAAAGGCTTAGGAATGCTTTGTGTAAAATAAAAGACAGCCGGAATCATTAAATCATATAAATTTAAAGCATCGTCGCCGTCGAAGCAATTATGCGAAATTAAACCATTGCTAATATAGCTGTGTGTTCCTGTTACCGATATATTATGAACTTTTCCGGAGTATTTTGTTGCTTCAATTTTTTTAATTCTAACGTGTTTTTTGAAAACCTCTTTATTGTGACTTCTTAATAAATCGGTTCTTTGTTTAATCTTTAAATATTGATTGATTTCTTTTGATGCTTCTGTAAAAAAAGTTAGTTCATAAAATTGATGTTTAGAACGAACCGCTTGTCCATTAATATAATTTACTTTGCGGTGTGGTCTTGTTCGGAAATTTTGTCGCGTTAAATTTAATTCCATTGATGAAGATAATAAATCAATTATGTTTGCTAAATGAGGACTTGTTGTACATAAACTTAATTGAAAGCTTTCACCTTGATTTTTAGTTTTTCGAAGATGCCCGTCTCCATCTAGTAAACCTGCTAAAAAATTAATGGCTAATCTTGGGTTATTATTTAATATATCAAAACATTCTCTTGATAATCTTTTCTCAGGAGATTTAAATTTTCCATTAGTCCAACGTAAAAATAAATCAGCTAATTTATGATTTGAAACAACAATATCTACCGCTTTAGTATTCCCTTTTTTTACAATAGAATATTTATAATTAAGTTTGTCCAGGGTTTGTAAAATAGTTTGGCATTGATTTTTATGTTGTGTGATTATTAAACTAAAATAATTTTTATTATTTTTTCTGATATATCCATCAGCTTGATATAAACCAAATAACCACATTAAATCATCTCGAAATTTTAATGCTTTTTTAGTTTTTGCTTTTTCTCCTCTAACCAATAAATGATTTATTTTTAAATCTTGTGCTTTAATCCATTCATATTTTAATGTTTTTTCATTTAAAACATAAAAAGGATGTTCTGGGGTGACGTTTAATATTTTCCGCCCGCCGTCAATATTAAAACTATACAATAATCCATCATAATCTCTTTCAAGTTTCTCAAATACTTGTTGTGGTTTCCCATAACAATCAATAACAGTGTCTCCATTTTCAATATCTTCAATAAACTTCGTGCTACCATTTTCAAGAGTAATTAAAGAACTTTTTGGTGCAAAACAAGCGTATTGTTTAATCTTTTCGAACTCTTCTGGGATATGGTATTTATGACGAATTTGTTCTCCATCATAAAATACACGATCTTTAACTTCTAAATTTTCTTGTTTAATAAGTTGCTTTAGTTTGTATGATTCGTATTTTCTTCCCACGTCATATCTTAAGGCTACAAAGAATCCATCGATCACGTCCCGACCATAAACATTAACTTTCTTGTATGTGTAGAATTGGGAACCGTCTTTACGAAACTTAGATTCATTTTTATTAAACCATAAATCCGATCCGTCGCGGCCAAGAGCTAGGGTAGTTTCTTCGCGGCGGGCAATTGTTTCTAAATAAACGAGGTCAAAGCTATTAATATTATATCCTAAAAGAATAGAAGGATTCATTTCCCGAACCCATTTCGTCCAAGCTTCAATCATTGGTTTTTGAGCTTCTGAAACATCTAAAGAATAATCGTTATACGCAAAAAGTTTTCGGGTTATCTTTCCTTGTTTTCGAAATGTATTAGCGATAATTAAAACGTTGGCTTTAGGATCGTGAGGATTTAAAGAAGTAGTTTCAATATCGAAAGAAAGGATAGACGGTTCATAGCTTTTCATGCCTTTGAAGCAGGTTACGCCGCTTTTGATCATAGCAGCTTCTTTGACATTCCAAATTAAATAAGAATCCTTGCTGGCAAAATATCGCGCGGCATTATACCATTCTTCTTGAGTATTAAAAAGAAGTGCGTGTTTGTAGTGAAGATTTCCGTTTAGCGGGATGGACTTGTTGCCGTGGGCGTAGGGAGTAAGTATCCAATGTTGATTTTGTTTGAATTCTGAAACAATGGTGCCATCTTCTTTTTCAATAAACAACTCCAAGTTGGAACCGTTAACCTCAATATTTGTAATTCGCTGCGTTTTATCTCGGCCATAAATTAATTGCTGAATATCAGACATTAATTAAGTCTCTTGTAATTTACACAAATTCTTGTGCTTTGCGGGAGGATTATTTTTGTCGCAGCATTATAAATAAAAATGACACTCGTTTTTGTTTCTGTGCAATTCCATTCTTTTTTAATTAGAGTAATTTTTTCACTCGTAATGGCATCCCAAATTGCAAAGGGTAATATGATAAAAGCAATTCCTAATAATCCAAAAGCTAAATACATTAAAAATGTTTCTATTTTATTTTCCATTTGATTCCTTCCCACAAATAACCCAATATGTATTAAATCTTACCTTAATAAACCTTTTCAGGCAAGGAGATTTTGGATAATGAATCTTGCATCTTTTTCCAGCGGAAATAAAAGACTTCTGATCCATTTTATTCCAGACTAATTGTGTTCGATTTTCAATAAAAGTATTGGGACAAGACTGGGTGGTATTGGGACAAAATTGGGACATAATCGGAATAATTAATAAAATTAAAGATATTTTTTCCATGATTTATAAAACTTTTCCAAATCTTGCATAAAACATTCTTTTGATTCGGTTGGGTTTTTACCAAGTTCAATCAGTTCCTTTAAACAAGTTATAATCGTGGTTAAATCTTTTTCAAGCTCGTCAACTTTTTTCCAGCGTCTTTTAAGTTTTAATTTCATCTGACGATAACGTTCTCTAGTAATTGGCTGTAATATCCATTCACTGGGAAATTTAATTTTCTTAATAAGCTTACGACATTGTTTCGAATGGAAATAAAATACGTTACTTGGTTTCGTTCCCCAATTATCCATTCTAACTAATAATATACCATCTTCACCAATGAACTCAATCATTCCTTTATCGGAAGTCACTATATTGGTCATTTGACAAACATCATAAACTCGAATTCTATCTCCTACTTGGAATTTCATATCCACTCGTCCTTGTGCTCTTTTTCGGCTCAATAATTCGACCGCCTTTTTTAATATTATCAGATGCCCATAATGGTTGCAAATTGGAATAATGACAAAGTTTATGCAATTCTTTTTGTGTTTTGGCAGATGCTAATGGAATTATATGGTCAATATGCCATCCTTTATTATTGTGATTATCCCACGTCATTCCTTTAAGGAATTTAGATTCTAAATAAGTTTTAAAAAATTCTACTGAGCATCCTAATAATTTCTCGGTTTTAACCAATTTGGCTAAACCTTTTCGTTTTAGAGCATGATAAATTCGTTTTCTTATAGTTCCTGATAATTTAAATAATTGATTAGTTTTTCTTTTATTTAATTCATATTTTCGGATTCTTGGTCTTTGTTCTTTTCTCCATTTCTGGTATTTTTTAAAGTTTATTTTGTAATATTCCTTATGGTATTTTCGTAGTTTGCTGTGGTTTTTTAACGCCCATTGTTTTTTATACTCACTGGCTTCTTTTTTATGTATTTGATAATAATTTTTATGATAATTCTTAGTGCATTCTCGACACCAACCGCGATTCTTTTTTGTAAAATAATTGAAATGTTTGTAAATCCTACAAATAGAACAAATTAATTTATAGCCACTCTTCCGCTTTGGCATTTTCTTGTTTCTTCTTTTTTAGTTCAAAAAGTTCCGCCTCTTCTTCCATTGTCAATTCACGAACAATTCCTAAAACACCGTCCCAATGTAAATCTAACGCAAAAAGTTGCCCCATTCTATTTTTCAAACAAGTGACCGACATAAATTTATCATTTTCTGGGTTTCTAGGGTCATATCCCGGTCGATTAACTCCTAACATAATACTCAAACTTTGTTCAATAGCCGAACTACCCTTAGCACTTCGATAGCTTGTAATTTCATCTGCGGGCGTTCCAGCAATTTTGCTTGGTTGAAGAAGTGTTAATACACAACAATTATGAGTTTTAGCAATTTTTCGAAGATTTTGAGCTACATAAGCGGACGAAGCCGTAGGATCGTTTTTATCTGTAATGATTAATTCATTATAATCAACAACAATAAATCTAACTTTTTTTCCGGTTTTTTCCTCGGTTGCCATAATGGAATTTTCAATTTGTTCGATTGATTGCCCTGCATCAAAACAAAACTCAACATTACCATATTCTTCATTTAAAAGAGTATTGAGATCATTTTCAAACTCCGCATCATCATTTTTAAATGGATCGAAAAGCTCTTTTTCGGTAACACCTGTGTGTTTTTGTGCGAGTTTTTGATAAACAAGAGATTCATACATATCTAGGGAATAAAAAATGGCTAGTTCACCAGCTTTTGAAACAGTGTTAAGTATTTGGACAGCAAGACTGGTTTTGCCAACCCCAGGTCCCGCCACAATTCCAACCGACATTCCAATAGTCATACGAATTCTTTCATCAAGTACCGGAATTCCTGTTTTGATGGTTAATTTATCGATATTTTTAGCATAATCTTTAAATCTTTTTCCGGCTTCGGTAATTTTAATAGTATTACTTCCGGATCTATCTTTAGCACAAGAATGTTCTCCCAAGGATTCACATTTTTCTTGTAACCAAATATCATTTTGACAAGAATATTGTCCGCCTTTCCAAGACGGGGAATAAATTGACTCTAAAATATTCTCCCAAACCTCATCGGTTGAGAATTCATCTTGTTTTGTGCGCTTGGCTTGCTTTTTAATGGCCGACTTAAGCATATAGTATGCTGTTTCTCGGTCATATCCTAATCCTCGGCATGTAGCAGCCAAAACAGTTAAAGCATAATGCCGTTCACTAGCTTCAAAAAGCCCTTGAAGCAGCGACCATTTACAATTACGCCATTCCTTTGGTTTGTTAACCCAATCAATAGTTGTATTGATTGTTGCTGTCTTAGTTTTTTTCATTGACGACGTTATATAGCTTTTTGGTAGTGTAGTTCTAGTAAATTGTAAATTAAGCTCCCTCGGATTCTTAGCAAGTTCTTTAATTTCATTTACAGACATGGTTTGAACTTCGTCAATATCAAGCGGAATTTTAAATAGACCGGATTCTGGGTGCTTAGTATTAGGAACTCTAATAATCCTAACCGGATCAGTAATTTTAACATCGAGGGTTTTAAATGAGGAGCTAAGATTCTTTATAATATCTTTAAATTGTTCGGGCGTAATTCTTTCATTAATGTCAATTTCTAAAGAAAATCCCTTCATGCCTGAAAAAAAGGCTTGAATGCTTTCAGGATCGACTCCGGTATCGATTAAAACGCCTATTAGGATGCTAGTTTCATACCGGGCAACTTCTACATCCTCTTTATTGTCTAAATCGAATACAAGCCTATCTGTCGTGGTATCTTCGATGCCTTTAAAGCTCTTTTTTTCTTCAATAAGCTTTTTATGCAATTCTGTATACTGGAATAAACTTCTGTACCAATCTTTATTTGGATCGGTTATGTGTTTTGATAAATCAGTTGGGTATGGTAGAACTTGGGGGGTTCCGGTAATACCTTTTTTTAATGCCTGAAATATTCTCATAATCCTTCTTGTTTAAAAGAAACCCCTAGAATGATTGGCATTTACAGGGGTATTTTGCACTTGATTGGCATTTACTGCGGCCCGGAAGCGACTCCGGGCTAGTCATTTTTACGGGGCACTAGACTTGTAGGCGCAACGTCACCCCAACTAAGTTCCTCCGGGTTTCCAAATCCCCATTGGTATGCGTGTCTCTAGTGAATTGGCTGTCTGTTTGCATCTAAGTGCAATGCCACCAGCCTGCAGGATTTCAGAACATGCAAGTGACACCTGAAATTCACAGCTTCCCACGCCGCCGCAGTTTAAATTTAATTACTCTCTTCTAGTCTTACGCTAACAGTCTCTAGAATAAAATCTGGAATATTCGGAACTGAACCATCTTGCTTTGGACGGCGAGGATCATTGAAGAAGAGCGCCGGGTTCTTTACAACCGCAATCTTATTTCCTTTCGCATCCTTTACTAAAACTTGAACTTCGAAGTTGTATTCGGGCTTCTTTGAATTCTCGCTTCCCAATTGAAGATATTTGGTTCCCTTCTTCGATTTTCGAACTTCACCTACTTTTAGAAATTGATTAGCCATTGATTTTTCTCCTATTTATTATCAGTAACGTTAAGAGCCTTTAGAACCGCTTTCCCTTATCGGTAGCAGCCAATCCTTCGAGCATTGCACCCATCTTCATTCCACCTTCGGATGAAAACAAGTCACGCACATTGGTTAAACCGCTCGTCGGGCTTTCAGTATTAGAAATAATCTTAATCTCAGCCTTTTCAAGTGCCTTAGCTTGTTCCATACCAACTGCCTGCGTAGCTTCGACTTGACGAATCGTAACAAGATACTTTTGATACGATTCATTTGCGCCGATTTCCTTAGCTAGAACAATCTGCGCTTCAACAGGCGCTAGTTGCATCGCCTTTTCAGCATTCGCTTTTGCTTCGCCATTAAGGGTAATCGCTTGAGCCTCAAGAGCCTTAGATTCAAGTTGTCCCTGCGCCACGAGAACCGTGGTTTCCTTTTGCTGTTGTGCATTTACAACGCTTACATCCTTTTGAATCTCCGCCTTACGCACTTCTTGTACTTTAAGAACGCTCATTTCCTTATCTTTAGTAATCTTCTCTTGTTCGGCAACCGTTTGTAGGGCTTCTTGATGAGAAATCGTCACTTGTCGGTCAGCCTCAATCGTTCTTAGTCCAACTGATTGCTTTGCAGATTGCTTTTGAAGATCAACTTCTCGCGTGGCTTCAATTTCAGCAATTTCAGCCGACTTCTTATTCTTAGCAACTTCAGTTCGTGATTCCATTTCAATCAAGGACTTCTTCTTTTCCATGATGTTCTTAATAACATGGCTTCCAGAACTATCTCGAATATCCATGAGTTCAATATTCTTTACCGTGCTTACTCCCCAGTTAGCGAGTTGTTCGTCAACCTCTTGAGTAAATTGAGCACCGAACGTTGCGCGACCTTGCATAATCGTTTCAATCTCATTGCTCGCAAGAATCGTTCGAACTGCACCTTGTACGATAGCTTTTAATTGTTCATGCAATTCCGTGAACGATGCCACACGTTGCGCCGCAACATCACTTTGAGTAATGCGGAAAAAGGCTTTAACATCAACAACAAAAGGAAGCCGACCTTTATCATAAGCTTCATATGCTTGAAGATCCAAGTCAAATACGCTTACCGGGAGCTTTATTTTATTAATACCAAGAATCGGCAACCAACTTGGCCATTCGTAATACGTATTACCATTGCCGGTATCTTTACCGTAGCTTAGGGTTCTTTTTTGACTTTGAACAATGTGTACTTCATTCGTAGAAACAACACGCCGAAGACTAATAATTTTATAAACAAGGGCAGTTAGTACCAAACCGCCCAATCCCAACGATCCTAGCAATACTTCGAACATTTATTTATCTCCTTATAGTAAAACTTTACAAAAAGCTCTAATTTCAAAATCGCCATTTTCTCTTGCTAGAACAAAACTTCCTTTATGAGCAGGATGTTCTAGTGTCACTGCTTCAGTTAATTTTAAGTTATTTTCGGTTAGTTTGTAAAGGGTATTTTTAATAGATTTCTTAAGTAGCCATTGAAATTTACTAATTTGTGTAAAATCAACGAGCTTTTCAACCATTTCTTTAGTAATTGCATATCGAAGTATAATCATCTTTTCAGTCAACATAAATTGACAATTAAAAGTATTTTCTAATTTAATTGGTTCTAGGGTAAAAACTCCTGAATCCGTGTCAGCAATTGTAACTGAAGGGGTAACTTCTTCAATTTGAAGATTTAAAACTAAATTCAAATTGATGTCATTAAGATCAATCTCAGAAATAATTTTATTTAGCTGCTTTTGCATTTTTCTTTTCTTCGACAAGTTTATTGATAGTTTCAATAATATGCTTTTCTTGTTCTAAAGCAAGATTTCCGTTCGTTTGGCCACAATACCAACAACTTGGATTATGACTTTCAGTGGTTTCTAATCCGTGTTTTTTTGCCGCAGAATTAGCAGCAGGATAAGCCGGAGCTTCAAATTCTTTTCGAGTTTTATTACCTTCTTTATCAGAAGTTTCAATAAATAGTTTATTCCACGGTCTTCGCATCTTGACTTTCTTCCATTTCTTTTTGAACTTCACCGAAGGTACGATCTAGTTCGGCGCGGGCTCTTTTTACCATATTAGCATAAATTAAGCGTTCGCCATACATAAAAGCGACTCGTTGTTCATTCGTTAGTTTAAATTTCTTTGCATCAACAAAAGGGAATTGTACCAAAAGAAGCATTAACCGCTTGGTTTCTTTTCTACTAAGCTTATTTAGTGATTCGTTAAACGCCGGAAGAAGCTGTTCAAGCATTCTTTCAGCTAATTCAAGATTATCAACCGAGGGAGTTGCTGGTTTAGTTTCTTCTTTTAAAACTTGTTCTGTTAGCTTTTGTTCTTCCATTTTTATTTCCATTCAATAAACAATATTCTATTCTTCACTTTAACAGAATATCCGTGCTTTTGCAAGATATCGGTTAAACGCACAATAGTTTCTTGAGTACATTTTTCAAATTGATTTAATAAAATCGTTGTAGAATATTCTCCGTGGGCTGAAGCATGTTGTACTTTTGGGTAAATGACGGTTTCAAGAAGTCCGGTAACAAACGTTCGTTGTTTGGCATACCAATTGGCTTCTTGTGCTGTAAAAAGCTTAATCATTTTCTTTTTTAAAAAAGTATTCTTGAATTTCTTCTTGAATCAACTTTCCAGCAGTTATGTATTTGTGTTCTGATAAATCTGGATAGGGGTTTGCCGATCTAATAAATTTAATTAACTTTTCTGCTTTTTTAAGGTCTTCGCTTAGCTGTTTATTTTCTTTAATTATTTCCAATGCAAATTCCATTCCATGTTGTTCTTGCGTTTGACATAATTCTTGTAATCGTTGAAGTTCTGCAAGAAGGGGTTGAATTTTTTCATTGGCCATGGCAGCATAATGACGTGGTTCGGGATCACGGTTTTGATGACCCTCAATTGTAACATCAAAAATAAAATCTTCTGATTTAAACATAAAAAAACTCCTTACCTAGTAGAACTGCTTCACCCAAGCCGTTGTTTGATCCGGGACCAGACCATGAGATTATACAAATTCATATATTCCTAGATTTCTATTAAACTTAATTTTACCTTGTTTATATAAGTTCATTGCTAAAGTTTCTAAGCTTTTATGAGCTTTAGTATGATTACTTAAATTAGTAATCCATAAGTTGCATATTTCATTATTAAACTTATTTCCATCTATGTGATGGACTATTTCTTCTTTAGTTAACTTTCTATTCAAATGTTCTTCTAAAATTCGTCTACGCACAAATATTCCGCGTTTTTCTCTTTTATATCCTTTATCAATAACATATTTATTTTGTGTTCTGTTTCTATCAGTTCGAATTTTTATAACACAGTTTGGGCATTTTAAGTATTTTCTTTTACTTATATTTCTATGTTTTATTTGAAATGTATTTTCACAAGAATCACATTTTAATATTTTACCATAGTTTTTATTTTTACAACATTCTTTACATTCTCCAGCATAACCATCTTTTATACATTTATTTCTATAAAAATGGTTATACGAGAGACTATTTTTACAAGAACTACACCTTTTCATTTTAAAACCTGCGGGAACAGGGATTGAACCTGTCATAAGCTCATTAACAGTGAGTTGTGTCCACCTTGTTCACCTTCCCGCAAAACTTTTTAAAGCCATTCGTCTGACTTAGAACCATTCGCCGGAGTAGTAGCCGGTTTAGCTTCGGCAGCCTTTTCTTCCTTCTTCTTACGGAATGAAGAAACCTTTGCGCCGGTAACCGCAGGAGCAGCATTTGCTTCCGATGCCGCCGGGGCCGTTTGACGCGTATCTTGAAGTGGAGAATCGGCTAGGCGAGTTCCTTCATCAAGATCAGCTAGAGCATACTGCGTTCCAAAGCCTAATTGAATCAAAGCGCGTCCAAGAGCACCGGTTTCAGCTTTTTCCGTATGGTCTGAGAAATCTGACTTCGTTTCACGCTTCGTTCCAGTCGCCTTACGAAGCGCTTGGCCTTGTTCATTTAGAACAATAACCGTCACTTGAGCAATCGTTTGATTATCATCAAGAGCTAGAAAATTAGTTGAAATATGGAAATTCGGAACTTCCTCAGTAAACCATTGTAAACGGTAAGCAACCATTAAATAGTCTTTTCCTTTTAAATTTTGCAGCGGTAAGGTTGTTCCCTTTGGGGTTTTTACAGTCTTCATTTTTCTCCTATTGATTTCCAGATTTTATTTGTTTTAATTTTAAAAATTGTTTGTTTACACACATTAAATTCTTTAGCTAGTATAACTAAAGTTTCTCCCTGTTTCAACCTATTTTTAATTTTTATAACATCTTTTTCAGAAAGTTTAGCGGTCCAAACTTGAGTTCCTTTTGTTCCATTTCCTTTAGTTACTGAATGAATATTATTTTCTTTAGATGTAACCCATTCTAAATTATTAACTGTATTATCTTTTTTATCGGCATTAATATGGTTAACTTGTGGTTTATTTTCAGGATTTGGTAAAAACGTTATAGCAACGATTCTATGTAAAAGACAAAAAGATGACTTACCATTTTTAGAAAGGTTTATAGACCAATAACCACCATTTCCTTTGGTTGGTTTTTTGACTCTATTAAATTTTTTATTATAAACATTACCTAAATTACTAATTAGGTAATTTTCAAAACCAGGGATAGATTTCCAAATTTCTTGCATTTAATTTGTTGGATATAAAACAACAGCATTAGGCTCAAAAATATAATCAGGATCTTCTTCAGTATAATCTTCAAAATAAACATCGCCAGACCAAGTATTTTCTGGTGCGTAATCAACTTCAACTAAATCAGCAGCAGGCGAATAATTATTTCCTTCACCATCTTTTGATAAAATAACTTCAAAATTCTGGTCAAGTTTCTTTAATTGCTTAATAAGTTCTTTTACTTTCATTCATCACTTTGAATAGTTTCTTGTTCAATTTGAAAACTTGCACCGGCTTTTCCCGCTTCATATGCTAATTTCATTAAATCAGGAATTTTATAACAATCATTAAAATTTCTTCCAAGCGTATTATCTTCTGGTTCATTATCCCCAGCTGAAAAAACTTCTTTACCATCAATAAGTATATTCAACCAACTATTATAATCGTTTAATACATTTTGAACTTTTATAATCATTTATTTTTTCCCAGATAATATAGCAAATCCTATTAATAAAAATGTAAATGCAAACATTCCCAGCGTAAAACATAACTGTTCTTCAAAACTTAGATCTCGCATTAAATAAAATGCTAAAAATCCACCACCCATTATTCAGCCTTTGAAATAAAATTTAAATCGATATACTGATCCAACTGTTCCCGCATTTCATATTCAGCATCGGTCATAGATCCAGATTGAACTTGCAATTCAGGAGTTCCAACATCCCCCGTTAAGGGGTTATATTGAATCTTTACAATAACATTCTGTCCATTTGGGAGCTTAGACAAACCGAACGCGGTATCCGTTAAAGCTCCAAGATTAACAGGGTTATAATCAGCGTTGGGATCTGGTTTTCTAGGGCGTCCTGCTTTTTTCTCGCTCATCTTTCTCCTAAACAAATTTATCATATCACCCAATTCTTTTCTTGTAAAGCTTGAATTGCTATTGGGCAGATATTTTCTTTAATAACTTCGTCTAACATCTTTTTAGCAACTTCTCTAATTTCAGGTTGCGCGTGGTCTGAATTTCTGAGCTTTTGAAAATTCGCAAAAGAACGTAAATTCATAATCGTTGTTCGTTCCGTCATTCCAGCCGTTGGAAGTTGGCCCCTTAAAATTTCCCGGCATCTTTTGTATTCCTGATTAGTAATTTCTCCTTGTTTTTCATAATGCTTTAATTTATCAATGCTTAATTTATAATTGTTTGTCGCTATTTCACAGGATTCATAATACGCCTCAAAAATATTCCACTCAGGATTAGGGGATTTTGGGGTTGGGAAGATATTAGGCAGTTTATCAACTTTTTGAATAATATCATCAATATCGTCGGGAAGTTCATAGTAATCTGTGGGCATGGTCCTATATCTTCCGGAAAGTCCTGAGTGGCTTGCTATTCTATGTGTCATGATTTGACGGTCGGTAAAAATAGGAATTCGCATCCAAAAACGAAATACAACTGATTCAAAAGGGGTGGAATGTCCATCCTTTGCTAAACGTTTAACAAGATCGGCTATTTGTTCTTCTGTTTTTGTCTCACGCTTTGATTTATCGAAGCTAGAAGTCCAAGCAGAATTTGCAACACTTTTATCGTTTCCCATTGATTCTTGAAGTTCTACAAGAATTTGATTCATAAAAATCCTCGGATAAAAAACGCCAAACGGATTAAACGAGAAGAGTCGAACTTCCATCTCTTGAAGTTAATCAAGCGCTTACCAACTAAGCTACGTCTCATACAGGTTGAGATAACCGTTCAACTTTCGACCCGAATTTTAAAAATTTTCTGGATAAAAGGCGTCATGGGAAACCCCTTTCGGGAATGATTTGCTCTACCAACTGAGCTACAATCATCTTTCGATGATTGACGGGATTCGAACCCGCGACCCAATCTCCATATAACCCATTAACTACGACCCAGAAATAAACCTATTAATAACCTCAGTAACCGTAGAATCAAATCCCACAATTCGAAGAACGTTCTTATCGTTCATTTCAAAGTTTGAATATCCCCCAGCAACCATACCAACCTCAATAACCTTTACATCAAGATTAATTTTACGATACAAAGCCAATTCTTGTACTGAGTGTGAATTACCAGCCCAAGTCTCGTTATCCGTTAGAATAACAATCACATCATACTTATTCTTAGTATGAAGAGCATACTTAATAGCTAGAGAACAGTCAGTTCCACCACCATTTGGCGTTCCACGAAGAATTTCATCAAGAGAATGCCTTCGACCAATTTGAGGCACCATAACCTTGGTATCAAACCAAATAAGCTCTGCATTAGCTTCAGAACGCATAATAGCCATTGAAAGAGCAGCCGATACATCCTTCGGAGTAAGTCTAGATTTATTAATCGTAGCCGAACTCATGCTGCCCGAAACGTCCACCGCCAAGAGAATACTCTTTCAAGTCGGCACAAGCACTTCTAAAGCCGCGTAATATGCGTTATTTAGGGCGTCATTGATGTTTTGATTGGGCGTCCACATCTTATTACCCAAATCGCCATGACCGCTGCTATAAACGCGTAGAGCATTTAATAGGGTCACAGAATGAACTTTAGATTTCTTAATGTTTTCAGCACTTAGCTTATTAACAATAGCCTTAGTCGTTTCACTGTTTCCAACCGTCATTCCGTTGCTAGCAAAACGGTTAAGATTACGAAGAAGAGCAAAAACTGGCATATTAACCAACAATGCATCAAGAATAGCCGGGGTATTCAATTGTTCATTAGGAATCATTTTCCAGGTCAAACGATATTCCTTAATGAATTCGGCAAGATCCTTGCCTTCCATCATTTGAGCTTTTTCAAAGGCAGCTAGAAGGTTATCTTCCGGAGCCGTTCCTTCTTCTTGAGTTAGATACTGGAAAATGTAATTATGTTCCGCCGAAGAAGCATGAGAAAGACGAAGAACGTCACGATGCTGAAAACCTTCACGATTTCGGTACTTTACAACTTGATACTCAACGTCCTTTGGCGTTTTAAGAGTATACCATTTAGAAACAGCAGTTCGAAGACCGCGTGACCAGCCACGAAGATTTTGCACATTCGCTAGAAACATGAAAAGCTGAGTAGCGGTATTAAGAACACCAGGCATAGGAATTGCCGCATAAACCGCCTTTTTAACTTCCGCAGTTCCATGGGCAGCCAAAAGAGCCAATACAAATACAGAAGGATCAACCTTTGGAGCCTTCTTATTCTTCAAAACGTCAACAACAGTGCTAAGAACCTTAAACCCATCTTCCTTAATGTAATTAATTACAGCATTAGCATTTTCAACCGTTAAAGTCTGCTTATCAACATAATACGTTCCTTCTTCGGAACCAATAAGAAGAAATCGTTCAAGAAGTTCTTGATTGGTCACAGCAAAACTATAACCACCAGCATTATTCTTAACCATGGTTTTACCAGGAATAGGTTGTGTTTGATGCGTCTTTGAAATCATTTTTGAGTAATTTCCCATTGTATTGTTCCTTTTTAATAATACGGATAAATAAATGTAAACCAGGGGTATTTTCCGATAAATAACCGGACTCCGTTCAAAAACTCATCTGGTGTTTCCCAATCATCTTTTTTAGAAGAAAATAAAGCCTTTAGATTAGTATTAGGCTCCGGGGGATTATTAATTGTTTTATTAAACAATTCCCAGTCTTTTTCACTTAAAACGACTTTTTCTGTTTTTTCATCACTCATAAAAGCTCATCGAACCATTCCATTTCGTCTTTACCATTATCTTTTAATCGATAATGACTAGCTTTTGTCTTAATATCCACAAATTCTACTGAATGCCTTTTATATGAATAATTTACCAAAATTGCAACTGTAGGTTGTCCGTTTTCACATTCGTAAATATCTTTAACTTCATAATCTAATCAAGTATATTTTATATGCGCTAAAAGTTCAGTTAAATCATTAAAAAAGAAATCAAGTGCATTTCGAGCATCTCTTTGAGTTTTAATTGTTTCATGATTTTCTCGTTTCATACAACGATTAAAACAAGTTTCAAATGATTCATGAAGAACAACTATTCTAGTCTTATATCCGGCTTCTTTAGCTGGAATAAGGTATCGATTTCTTTGTTCTTTAGAGAAATTCATACGATCAACAATAATCGGTAATTCACTTTTAACCGATTCTAGAAAAAGCTTTTGATGCCCCTCTTTTCCTTGTAAATCTTGATTAATATAAACGGAATCATTTAATTCGCCTAAAGCTTTCGTACTTTTTCCGCTTCCGGGCGGTCCAACGAGTAAAATGAGTTCTTTCATCCGTAAATTCTCCAAAGGATAAAACCAAAACAAAGTAATCCTTTTAAAAATCTCTTTCCTAAAATGGCCCAAACTTTATCAGCATGAGTTTTGAAAAGAATTTCATCTGTAGCAATAAATCCTATAATAAATTGAAATAAATAAAATATTCCAACTATTAATATGATCCAGTCAAGTGGTTTCATTTAATCACCACCATTTTTATAACATGATCTAGATTAATAATTGAATGATCTCCAACATTAACAAATCGCAAAGCGCTGTTAAAGAATGTTCGAACTTCGTCAATATAATTAAATTCTTGAAATTCAAGTGTATTTTTAGTTCCATCAATTAATGTAAATTCTAATTTTATCATAACTCATTTTCTAATTTATATAGAAGCTCTAGAATTTCATCTATTTCCCAGATCGGTGCTGGGGTAAGTTCCACGCTAACACCTAAAGTGTATTTTAAATTCTGTAGCTTTTCAATAACTGAGGAAAGAAGCTGCTTATTCGCCGATATTTCTGGTTCATAAATTACAGTTTTTTGTGCTCCAATTGCGCATTGATGAATAACATTATTTCCCCAATCTGCTCTGCAATAATTACAAACAATCTTTCTCATTATTTCTTCTCCGGTAAAACCATCAAATCATCATCTTGTTTAATCCATTTAATATATTCAAAAACTTTATAAGCTATTTCTATACTTTCTTTAAGATGTCCTACCGCTAAATTACAACCATTACACAATAATGCTCTTATTTTACCAGTTTCATGACAATGATCTACCGATAAACCATATTTTTTCCCTTTAATTAAATTTTCAGAATTTCCACAAGCTTTACATTTATTGTTCTGTTTTAACAACATATCTTGATATTGTTCAGGAGTAATATTATAACGACGTTTGCGAAGGTTATCAGTTATAATTTTTTTATGCTTCTCTTTATTTTTTTCGTATCGCGCTCTACATAAAGCATTTCTTTTATCTTTATGTTTAAGATGCCTAAGTCGATCATAATGGATTATGCAAAGCCCCTTGACTTTCAACATTTGATCACAATTTTGAAAAGAACACTTTTTCATTTGTCTTTTAATTCAATTAAATCAGAATCATCGTTTTTCCAACATTTATTAAAAAATGGACAGCGATATTCCGAATTAGCGGAACCACAGGCATTAAGATTTGGTACAAACGATGCTTTTTTAATACCTTCAGCCGATAAATCAAATGTATCCATTACAAGAGCTTCTGCTGCTTCCGTAACATCATTTAATATTACATCATAACGGCCTTCCGGTGCAATAGTCTCGTTCCATTCTCCATTACAACGTTGTGTATAGCCGCCTAATGTTCCGGTTGTTCCATCTGATAATTTTGAAACAACATCAGGATGAGTAATTTCATTAGGACAAGTTTTATGCCGTCCACCAGAGCCATCATATTCGCATTTTGAACACAACTTCTTCTTATTCTTATTTAATTGTTTATAAAGAACAATAAACCCAACCCCCGTTGCTTTGTATGCTTCTTTTTCAGCATGGTAATACAAAATAAGCTGTGGGCTCGTTGTAGCGGCATCACTTTCATATTCCATAGAAGAGGTTTTATGATCAAGAATATAAATCTTGTCGTCTTCCATTTCAGCAATTAAATCGATATAACCAGTAATTTCATCGCCTTCGACGTTCTTAATTGAAATACGTTTTTGTTGAACAAGAACTTTCTTAATACGGGGGAGAATATGTTGGTTATATCCTTCGAGCATGATACAACCTTTATTGAACATACAAATCCAATGCCCATAATTATAGACTAGTTTTTGTTCTTCGGTTAGCCCAGCATGTCCTTTTTCTTTTTTTAATTCACGATAAAAAGCGGTAAGTTGTTTTAAGGATTTATCTGTTTGGATATTATGTCGTTTCTTAACTTCTTCAAATTTCTGTTCATCCTTTTCAAAGATTAAATCACCATCATAATCTTTTTGAGCATAAACTACTTTTGTAGTCCAAGGAAGAGTAGTTAATTCACCATTGATTTCTTGTAAAGTCCAAATCTTAGCAAGCTGTTCTTTTGCTTTATTAATATCTCTTGTATCGAGGAGTGTTCCTAAAGCTTTGTCTAGTGCAGAACCAAAAAGAAGTGCTCCGGAAATAACTTTAGATCTTAAGCGTAGTAAATAATGAAATTTATAACGTAAGCCGCATTCAGAATAAGTACGAATTGAACTATGTGAAATTCTAAGCGACATATGGCTCCAAAATTTCCTCTGTTGGCCATTCGTCAACAAATTTAATCATTTCTAATTGAATTACTTGGGTAGTCCCATCAGTTAATTTAACCAAAGCACCAGTAGATTTCAATTGATAATAAGCTGGTCCAAATCCTGAATTATATCGAGTTTCAATATAATCAGCGTATTCAATAAATTCAACCGGAATAAAAGGATGTTTCCAGCAAGCTTTATTTGGATGATGCTGCTTGGGAAAAATTATAATCGCTTTTTTCATCTTTTTTAAGTATAGCAATTAATTCTTTATCCCACAACTTATAAATGCGTTTTCTTCTACCGCGAAGTTTTTTCTTTCGTCCTTTCTTTTTTCGCTTTTTAGGACCATATAGACATTTTTCAGAACACCAAACTTCTCCATAACCCCAAGGAATTGAATGATGTCCCCAAGCTCTATTATATTTACAATGTTTTCCACATTTTTCGCATTTAGATAGTTTAACTGTTATTTTAGCGGCGTAATATTGACAAGAAGCATCCCAAGCTTCTTCGTCAGAAAGATTCCTTGATTTGGGATTCGGGAACCATTTTTGAAGGGGTACTGGATAAATACTCATTCTTTATCCTTAATTTTAACAACCGGAAATAGATTATACCCATCACTTGTTAAATATTGAGAACGTAATCCGCATTGTTTTGATACAGCTTTAAAATAACCTGTTTGATCTGGTTTATAAATATCTCCACAAGTTGAAATATTATCTAGTAAATCCCATAATTTATGAGCTATTTCTTCCCAAGACATTTCTTTTAGATTATTCGAATTATTATTCATTTCTTAATCTTTCCAGTCAAAAGATCGAGTGTAACCATTTTATAATTACTACATTCATTATAGCTAACCTTGGTATAATCTTTTCCACCGTCTATAGCGACTTGTTCTACCACACAATCACATCCATTATAATGATGACGATTTACTGAGTAAACAACCATATTACAATTTAAACAATGAATAGCATCTTGATAACGCCATTTATTAATTTCTTTTTGAGTCATGCCTCGAACCAGTACATAACCATTATTAGAATCAAGTTGTAAAAGCATGTACTTTTTGTGACCTTTTTCTTTGTTAGGAGATTTTGCTTTATAAACAGCCACAGGAGAATATTCATCATTTGCACAAAAATCGGCGCAATAAGAAAGGTTGCCTTCAAATTTTTTTGCAACAGCTTTATGATTAAATCCATACCAGTTAACTTGTTTAACTTTTGGTTTCATGGAGTTAACTCTTCCCAGTTAGCATATCTTAAACAAGGAATAACATCGGTTGTATATAGCCAATTTGAAATATCTTCGTGCTTAATTTCAATATAATCTTTAATAGTTAATGGCCAGCTAGCATCATACCCCATATTCCAACATTCGGCTTTGTATTTAATATATCCCGTTCCACCATAAGTTGCAAGAACGCGCCAACAAATATCTCGGTATTGTTTGTGCTTTATAAAAAATAAATTATGCATAAAAAGGATCGTGTAAAGGAACCAAAGTTAAAGGCAGTTGTAAAAGCTTAGTTAATCTTTCAAGAACTTGTTCTGAAGTATGCCCATCCCATTTATAGTTATCATCTCTTGGAATTCTTTGCTCAATTAAGGGTAAATATTTTTCTTCAAAATGGTAGCTAATTTGTCCGGCAGTTGTTTCAATAAAAAGAACCGGCCATCCAGGATAATGAGGCTTCCAAGCTTTTTGGCCCGGAAAATTTAAAACAAGATTTAAATACAATAAAATTCTATGTTGATAAAGTTCTTCAAAAGTATGGTATCCATCAGAAACTTTCCGTGTTTCTTCAACGGATAATGGAATAATAACACTCATTGATCTTTCTCCACTTTACAAATAGCACAGTTTTTACCATCATATGAAATTCTATTTGATTGTATCTCTTCTCGGTGTTTATCGCAACCGGGAATTGCTGCAAAATATTCACTTATAATTTCAGGGTAATCAGCCCCATCAATAATTTCTTCTTTAATAAGAGGCCATTTTTTAAATGCTAATTCATAAGCCCGACGATATATCCACATTTGATATCGAACAGTTAGAGGATTAAAAATCCGCACAATTTTTGAAAGATAATCAATATCAAAACACCATAACCATTTTGGATATCTTGAATAGACATATCCTGGATGAGTTATTGAATGAAGTTGATACCATCCAAACCCACAATAAACTCGGGCGGTATTACCGCACCAAACCGGCTTACCTTTTCTTCTAATTAATAATAACTGATTTGGTATACTAACACAATAGACCTTTCCGTCATAATCAACAATACTTTCTTTATTTTTTTGAAGATCATGGGAATTGTACAATTCGAATTCGTTGCTTTTTTTAAGCCAATTAACCGTTATCTCGGGGTAATTATGTTTAATTATTCGATTATTAATCATTGTCGGATTTTGGGATCTAGTTCTAGTAGATGTCCGAAATGAGTAACCCGCCTTCATTAATAAAAGACTAACGTCTTGTTCGAGCCGTGCTGAGACAGTTGATATTATATTAGTTGTTTTAGTTTTCCAACCATCACCTAGATAAAGATTAATTAAAAATTCTTCAATTAATCGGGAAGCTAACCCATGAATAAATTCTGGCACTTTTTTGTTTTCGGCTAAATGCCCGCAATTATTTAACAACCAAATACCAAGTTGTTTTGAATAAATCGTAATAATATAAGCTGAATCTCGCTTAGTAGTCTTGTACTCAAATGGTAGTTCTTTTAGGATATTTTCGACACAGTGCTTCTCTTCTTCAATTGTACCATTTAAACATAGAACAATTTGACTTTCCTTTGACACGTACCCTTCGGCTACGAACCAACCTAAAAATCGAAGCCACGGAATTATAGAAAGTTTGAGTTCTTCCGCATAAAAAATTCTTGTCGAATTTTCAATATTATTCCATTCATTTTGATATCTAGGTAAGTTAAAATATTTCGGATCGGTCCCTTTCCAACGAAATGACTTTAAAAACTTTTTCGGTTTAAAGAATAGTTCTTGGTAGGTTTGTAGCTCATAGGGGTAGCTCTTACCGTGACAATTGCTTTGCCCGCCGTAGGTCGATCCCTTAGCAATATATAACTTATGATCCAAAGTCACTTTTAAATCAACACCACGACTTTTAATTGAGTACAGTTTTTTATGGTCACTTTGCTCGTGATATTTTATTGCTTGTTGATAAATTAAGTAGTTGTCTTTGTCTAAAGTGGCGAATAAATCTCGATTAATGTCAATGTTTTTAAAAAGTTTCCAGCCATTATTTGTCAAAACCTCGGTTTGGTCATCATAGCATCCGTATTTTTCTTTCGTTTGTGTAACTCCGATTCTTCCATATTTACGGCAATAATCTCCAATAAATTGTGCAGCTCTTCCAACATCTCCAAAATATTTGAAATCTCCTGACCAATCGTGCATTAGTCTTCCTTTTTAAATTTAGGACAATAAGCTGAATGTTTTGAACTGCCAACTGCTTCGGAACCGCATTCACATTTTTTAGCTAAGTCAGTCATAGTTTTTCTTGGCGGCGCAGCTTCATCAACATAGTAATATGGATAATTTGGAATAGTGATTTCAACCGTTTGATCTTCTGGACAATTGGGTTTATGAGAATTAATTTTCCCACCACAAGAACAAGTAGTAGCCAACGCATCCAATCCACCTATTTTAATTAAATCAAGAGCTTGTGTTGGTGTAATAAGTTGGGCTTTAATTAAATTGATTGCAATATTTTGTTTTTCAATAGAAATCAATTCTCTCGGGTAATTAAACCAATGTTCTGGGCCTAATGGAACCGGGATAGTCCAAGGATCTGGCCATTCAGCAACAATGTCTAAGTCATTATCACCAATTGTAAGATAAAGACCTTCAGGAGACCATTTATTGATCATCCATCCCCAATCATCAGACAATACCGCACCGTGGATTGAATAAAAACCTCGACCATTCAAAGTATAAATACGAACTTTTCGTCCGTTTCTCGTTTTATAAAATTTACCGAATTCAATCTTCATTAATCCTCAATTTTTAAAGCCATCCATTCAGACTTACGCGCTTCTTTATATGCATCTAAAGCACTCTTTTCATTTGGGATAATGGTGTCTGCTGTGACTACAAATTCCCCAGAATGCGTAGCATTACTAATATGATTCTTATCAACCGTTATTTTAGATACAATCCCATATCCCTTTTCCTGCCCAGAAACTACTGCCTTTAAAGTCTTAGCCTTTTTCGTTCTAATTACAAGAGAAGAGCTAAAATAGATGCCATCGCCTCCATATGGCACAACGGTAGTCGGACCCCCTGGAAACTGCGGCGGCTGCTTATAAGCGTGATTAACGAAAACTAGACCTACTGAGAAGGGGCTTGTCGTCTTTCTGGTATTATTAATCTTATGGCTAAATACCCGCATCTTTTCTCGGATAACCTTAGCAGCTTTCATCATTGCGCCGCCCATTTCAACCGTACCGTCCTTATTTTCGGTCACCGAATCTACTGATACCGTATTACCAATAGAATCTACAAAGATCATGATATTCATGGGAAGCTTACCCATTACAACATCTGAAGTAACCCGGTCAATTTTCGTAAAGATATCCTCAAGATATTGAGCATGTTCCACAATACAATTATCAACATCAACTCCCATAGCCTTGGCTCGATCCCAAGATACCTTATTTTCGGTAATAATGAATACTGGTAGAATACCTTGAGCCTGGGCTTGGGCCGCTGCATGGAAAACGAGCGACGTTTTGCCGCTATCTGATAATCCAAATAACTGAGTGATATGTCCAAGAGGCAATCCTGGTAAACCTAAAACCGATTGCAAAGCAGTATTTAATTGAACATATAAATCCATTTTTAAGGGCGTATCTGCTACTTGAATAGACTTTTTATATTCCGAAAGATCGAATCCCTTCTTTTTCATTTCACAACCTTAATAATCCAAAGTATAAAATCCGCCAACAAAACACCTAAAGCGACAACAATAATGTCAATAGTAGTTCCTAAACTAAAGAGTTTCTTTTTATAGCTCCGCCTTTGAGCTTTGGTTGGGAACTTAATTACATTTTTGAATCGTTCCATCACAATCCTAAAATTCTCAGTGCTGCTCGGCGCTCATTTCTTGATACGCGGTCAGTAAAAAAGATTCCTTGTAAGTGATCAAATTCATGCTGAAAACAAATTGCTTCAATTTCATTCAAAATTCCTTCTCTAAGATTACCATATCGATCCTGGTATTGTACATAGATTTCTTCATGTCTTGGAATTGTAAGGAAAACTCCCGGTGCTGAAAGACACCCTTCGTTAATATTAATGTATTCTTTTGATTTTTCTAGTATTTTTGGATTAATGAATTCTAGTGTTTCACTTTGCCCGTCTTTAAAACGGGCTTGGGATTTCATTATAAATACTGATTTTCGTTCATTAACTTGGTTGGCGGATAGGCCAATACCACGTTCGGTAATCATTATTTGCCGCATTTCATCTAATAAAGAACGAAGATTATCATCAAAAGCAATAACTTCTGTGGTTTTTTGAGTTAAAATAAAATTTGGATATTTAACAATTTTTCGCATCTTTTATTTTTTGTTTAATTAATTTGTTAGCATGCTTAATAATTGGGGTAAAATCAATAAAAAGATTACCTTTTTTATCCTTATCAATTTTTAGTTTAACGCCTGTAAATTCTTTAATTTCGAGTTTAATCATAGTAATTTTAATTCCTTGGTAATTTGATCAATTAGTTCTGCTTCTGCTGGCCCAATTGCTACGGCGGTGTATGTTGGTTCTTTAAATTCTGTTTTCCCAATATCGAGAACTAGGTAAGCCGGTAACCCCTCCATTTTGGCAAAATGATAAGCATCTGTGAGTTCTTTTTCAGAATCAACGCCAACACAAATCTTTACGCCGTTAAACCCATTTCTCCAAGTATCAATATCTTTTTGAGGAGTTAATAAAAAAGCACCAATAGATGCATGAGCGCCTTGGGCAACCATTTTGCCCTTTCTCATATTTAAATCTTTTCGAAGAATTATTACTTGCTTCATCATTCCGTTTTATAAAGTTTAGTAGTTACTCGAACTTCTGGTGTAATTCCTTTATCAGAAATATATAAAAAGACTTTACAAGCTTTTTGTTGTTTGTCCATGAATGATAGAGTAAGTGCTGCTCCGCCTTGTTCTTCATCAAATTCTAAATATTCAGACAATCCATTCTTCTGAACATATTCCACAGCCAATTGTAGGTCTTTTAATTTAATTCTTAGCATTGTTAAATCTTTTATTAAGAGAAACAATTACATCACTTGCGTGTTCTAAAGCTAATCGCTTGTATTTTAGTTCGCGGTTTAAGGAAAACGGGGATTCTCTTAGTTGAGAAAAAGCAGCCTCTAATACAAATACTGTAAGATAATAACTGTCAAAAGCTTGCACATACGTTTGAATATTAGTAAACATTTCTTCGTAAAATACTCGCCCTTTTGGGCACTCAATACGCGCTACAATATATTTTTTATGGGCATCGAGAGATTTTAAAACAAGATCTTTCATTTCTTACCCACCAATTCTCTAGTCATTATAGCCGCACTTTGGGAGCTTCCGCTCATTATGATCCCAAAGCCTTCTACATCTTTCCCATCTCGCCAATCAGTAACAACGGGTCCATAATTAGAAAACTTGTGCTTCTTATCTTCTGACACACCATTTCCAATTACACGAAAATACTGGCTTTGGAAATTATAACACGAGGGATAATAATTACAATTCCCTTTTTCTAATTTTGTATTCCAATTACCTGAAGCAGTTATAAAGTATATCTTGTGTTTTAAAAGTTTTTCAATTATTTGTTTTTCGAGAAAATCGGTTCTATCTCCACCGGAACTAAAATTTACATGTGTGGCCTTTTCTTTTAGTGCTATTTTTAATCCTTTAACTTCTGTTTCAGCGGAACCGGAAAAGTGGTAATACTTAATAATTAATAAACAGAATTGGTTGGTATCAATTTGTTTAGCAATAATGCCGGCTATATTTGTTCCGTGGCCATGCCAATCTTCAATGCCTTTCCCAGTAATATCGTAATGTTTTCCATAACATAAATACTTCTTAGTTTTTTCGTTAACTTCAATGCCGGTATCAATAACAGCGATTTTATTTCTATATTCAATTGCCTTAGTATTATAGAAATCCGGTGCTGGGTAGTTTAAAAGAAGACTACCAAATAAATAATAAAAGAAGTTCAATTACCACCAATTTAAAATACGTCCATAAAGAGGTAAATAAAAAGCAAGGGCTGCTAATTGGGCAAAAATAGAATCCCTTTTCCTTTCTCCTAAAACGATTCCAAGAGCCATAATTTGCAACCCTAGCAAAAAATATACATAGTAGTTCACTTTATTTCCTTTCGTGGTCGGCCTCTTTTACGCTTAGTCGGTAAAACATCTAAACTACGAACAGAAGCAGCTTCAACCAACACAGGTCTAGTATTATCTCCGGTTAAAATAACATATAGTTCTTTAGAATTTAAAACAGCAAAAACATATCCTTCAATCTCTTTACCATTTGGCATTGAAACAACAACTTTTTCACGAAATTGATACATGGTTTAATGATACCAAATAATACATTAAAAGCAACTTTTTAATTGTTGAAAGTATCTATCCCAATCGGCTTGTGTATAATCTTTAATATTATGAGCACTTTCGTACATTATGTCTTTTTCATTAGGGGTATGGTCTAATCCAAAGCAATGTCCGATTTCGTGATGCACAACCGGTTTAAAGTATTCCTTCTCAATAAAGATAATTGGGCTTAATTCAATAAAACAATCAAAATATTGTTCTGTGGCTTGGCCTAGAATGTATTCCCCTAATTCGACTTTCTTAAATAAAAAAGATTTATTTTTATATTGATTAGTATCTTGAAGAATTGTGCTTATTTCTTCAGTTTCTTCTTTAGTAAATCCTTGAAAACTTGGTACAATTTGTTGCGTTGGAGGGATTTTAGCGGCCCAAACAAGAATAATTAAAGTAAGAACATTATATGGGTTTAAAACTAACTGCCGCAAGAAGATTTCTTTCTTTGTCTATAAATAATTTTTAAAGCTTGCCCGATTATCTTAAATTCTTCACTAGTAAAATTATTGCTCCTTAATTTATCGCAGAAAATACAAGAAACGACTAAATTATTTTTTTCATACCCGATATTATTATCTAATCTATCGAGATTATAAGCTCTAGAAATAAATTTACCTTTTATGGTTCCATAAGGAACCCAATTAATTTTTTTGTCACAATAGTAACAATTTTGGGTTTGAGTAAATATTAAAAATTCCTCGTAAGTTAATTCAACTTTTGTTTTTCGATGATCTCTTTTTATTCCTTCATAAATCGATTCAAATGGTTTTTTTCTACGGCTACAAATCCTACAAATTTGTTTTCTCGATTTTAGTTCTGAACTTCTAATTTTCAATTGATTTTTTTGACAAATTTGACATATAAAAATATAAACAGTTCTCGGTCAACCGTTTTTTCTAGGCTGCTTTAATATTTGAATCGCTTCATTTTTATCAATCATTTAATTGGACACACCCCTGTTTGACATTCAAACTCGTCTAATAAGTCGGTTTCTTTTAACTCACAAGATATAATTGGTTTAGTTTTTTCTTTAAGTTCTAAATATCTTTCCTCAGAGATAGCTTCATAAGGAGCTTGGGAAAATCCATGATCTTTATGTAGTAAAAAACTAACAGTTTTAACTGAATCATTGTAATTCTTTTTTAACCACGCTTTAATTTCAGCCAACTCTTCTTTTTTATAATAAATTGTACAAGAAACAGAGTTATCTGACCAATCGGTTTGTAATCGTTTTACATATTCGAGTTGCTCTATAGCTTTAATATCTGATGCAAATATAGTGCCTTCTGGGTAACTGCATGGAAATTCAATAACTACTGTATTGTGATCGTCAGTTCCATCGAAATTCTTTTGAAATTCAGCAAAATAACCGTGTTCTCTGCATACTTTTACCAATTTAGAATTAGCAGCCATTCGAATTCTTCTTATAAAAAATTGAGAAAATCCTGGGTGTATCCCAGGTGTTACTCCTGGAAGCAATGAAAGTGTTCCAGAAGGTTTACAGGTTGTCAATTTAATAGACCTAGGCCATTTCATTTTTTTTGAATATTGTTTGTCAAACTCTCTTAAATAATCATAAGTTTCGGATAACCAGCTTTTCTTTTCCTCAGAACTCTGTAAATATCCAGTAACTCCGATGCCCATTCGAAAGTTTTTATGAACAATTTTTTCAGTTTCCTCATGATGAGCAGGAAGAGCTAAACTATGTTTACATATTCTATATAAAAAACAAGTTATTTCTTTTAACTCTTCCTTATTTTGTACATTGGGTAAAAAGATCTCTGCTAGACAACAGGTTTCTTTATCATTAAGTCCTTGTTCGGCACACGGATTATATCCAATAATTTCAAGATCTTTATATTTTTTCTGTCCTAATCTACCACAAGAACGTGAAAGTTCAAGATTAACTAACCCATATGGCTCTCCTTGTCCGCCATATCCCGACCAGAACTGTTCAGGAAGTTTATTAATGTCATTACAAACTACAGAATTGTTAGAAAATGCGCGCCAATTAGGAATATTACCTAAATCCCACCTTTTGGCATTTAAAAATTGTAAGTCATCCATATCCCCTAAAGCCAATTGTGCAGATCTTCTAACATTTCCAGCAACAACAATATAAGCAATAATATTCATTATATCTAAAGCATCAATTGGTCTTAACTTTTTTCCAGAACGACTATTTAATAACTTACTAATTTCACCAATACCCCAACACAATTCATTTGGTCCAGAAGCTACCCCTCCAAATCCTTTAATAGATTCACCCTTTCCTCGCACAAGAATGGTTGAATATGAAAAAGACTTTCCAGTATAAAAGTGACTCTCTAATGTTTTTTCTAACAAACGAACCCATCCTGTTCTAGAATCTGGAACAATAAAATCAGCGTCTTTGGTATCGTTTCGAATGATCTCTGCTTTTTTTATTTTAGGTAACTCGTAAACGTACTCTCTTTGGATATTATAACCGACGCCGCATCCCAACATTAAAGCGTCCATTGTCCAAACAAATGGACGAATTGGGTGATTAACCAACGTCGCTGCACAGTTTTGAAGTGACATTAGCCCAAGTTGTTCTACAGTTTTTGTTCCAAGTTGCCATTTAAACCTTCCCGCAACGGAGCATTTTAATTTAAGAAAATATTCTCTAAGTTTTTTTAATTCTTCATTATTAAATCCAGTATTTAATTGAGTTTGGCAGGCATTTAAAATACGATCAATATTTTGAGGGTACTCTTCAGTTAGTGAATCATTATTTTCATCTAATCTTCGGGCATAAGTTCTTTTATATGTGATATAACCTAATGGCCCCCATGGGATTTCAAAAGACATAAATCCTTTTTTTTTAATTAAACTTTCTTAAGAATATTATTAAGGGTTTCAGAGCGGTCAATCATTTCTTCTTTTTCAATATCATTATCAAAAACATTTGATTCAATTAAAGAATCATAATGATCTTTAATATCTTCAAGCTCTTCAGTAATAACTTGCTTTTCTTTTGGACTGAAAGGACTATTCATATTCTTCCTCATCAGATACTTCAAAAGGTTCGACAGCCAAGTCAAAAGCAGCCGGAAGCTGAAATTCTAACTCCCTTGCCATATCTTCGGCAGCATCTAAAGTTTTATAGATACTATGAATTGTTTCACTCCGAAGCGGATTTTCTTGAATTATCATCAAAACATAAACTGTCATCGGCCAAATACTCCTCAATTCCGGACGATTCTAACACTTCAAATATGATATCAATTGGCATACCAAAATGTCTGCTAATTTCTTCACCAATTAAAGCTTTCACTCTAGCCTTATATTGAATATTTATTTCTTCGTAGAATTTTGGCTCAAGTTGCATCATTGATTTCTTTTCTTCTCTCAAAGAAAAGAGAATATCATCAATCGTTCGGGTATTATCAAATAACCAATCCAAGATTTCATCTCGAATTTGTGTGTAGCTAGTCATAGTTTAAAAGGCAAAGCAAATAGGATTTCTTCGTCGGTTAATTGGATTTTCCAAATCGTTTTCTTTCCGATTTTTAGGATGTTAATAAACTTAATTAACCCAATATTAAAGTAAACTTCTTCAACTTGATGAAAGTCAACTTTATTTTGAATTTGTCCACGATCATAGAATTGTGCTTCTGTTCCTAGTAGCTTGATCTTTTTAATCATCCGGCTTTTGCTGCTTTCTTAGACTTTTTAACTTCAACTTCCAAAGGAACACCAAGTTCCAAAAGAGTAGAACGAACAAGCTTTTTAAGATTCATAAGATTATTAGCAGTTCCCTTGGAAATAGTGTGTGAATTATTGGTGTCAACAAATTGGTAAGTATTAGTTGTTGTATTAAGAAGAACTTTAATTAAGTTACCACTCGGTAGTAAAATATTAATATTTGAAATAAGAACCTCGGGACTAGCTTTATGTTGGCTATAACGGATACGAGTTACGTTGATCATTTATTTCTCCTTTTAATTATAGTTTTCAGCAATTGGAAGCGCAGCACCCAGTTGTTGTAAAACCTGGATCTGCTGCAGCGGGCTTAGCTGCACCCACTCAAAGATTACTTCTCCAAGTTTAACTTTAATATCTAAAAATTCAAATCCATTAGAGTGGTATAAAAATGTTGCTGGAAAACCATCCAATGTTCCGCTTAATTTCATATTTTTAATCACGAAATAACCAAATAAAAATTACGAATAAATACCAGTGATCCTTGAGAAACCGACAAATACTCAAAAAGCTTAACGTAATGTACTCTAACCACACTATTACAATATGCAACGCTATAATAAAACCGATTAGCCAAATCATTCAACGCTCCTAGGTTGAAGCTTAGTATACCAGTTGTATTGCCATTCGGCAAGCTTAATGTTCTGTCTTTTGGTCAGAATATTTCTCATCTTATCAACATAAAATTGATAAACACAATTCGTAAGTTGCTGGTAGTGACCTTTTTTGTCATCGGACCAATATCTTAAGGGTACCATTTCTGGTACTAGAGGCATCGCAATCTCAACAAATGTTGATGGGTTATTTTGGTCTGATATAACTCGAATGATGTATTTAGCTCGTAAATTATGAGGAAGCAGTCCTTGAATAAATTTAACCCCATTAGGAACTGAATTAACTTCTGGACGATTATTAAACTTATAAACAGATCCTAATTCAGAAATAAAAGCAGGTATTCCTATATTACAATAAGTTCTATTAACTTCCGCTTCTTTTATTGCTTCCTTTTTGCTTTGTCCTACTCCGCACCCTTGACTAAATTTATTAACAACCCAAATATTTTTATTCATTAATTCATAACGAATAATTGTTTCATCCTCGGTTTGTTTAATCAAATACTCAGACATTTGGACCATATGTTTGTTCTAAATAATTTTGAACGTTAGCTAAAGAATTAAAGCTCCCGCCTTTCTGTACAAATTGATCAGTTTCTCTATCATAAATTTCTAGTTCGTAATGTGAACTATACTCAGCGGAGATATAAGAAATCCGGTATGGTTTGCCGTTTTGATTCCCGCTCGTCACAATTGTTTTCATTTACAAACTCTTGGTCCAGGAACTAAGTGACAAACTAAATGTCCAACACATTTTTTGTGGCAATGTTTGTGACATTTCTTATGGCATTGTTTAATTTTCGTTTCCTTACACTTCGGCTTTGGAGTAGCTGTAGGCTTTGGAGGGCAAGGGGTCGGTGAAGGCTTGGGGGTCGGCGGCAGAGTAGGATTATGCGTGGGGCTTGGCGACGGTTTAGGCGGACAGGGAGTAGGACTTGGAGTAGGGCTTGGGGTAGGCTTCGGCGGACAGGGGGTAGCCGAAGGGGACGGCGAAACACTCGGGCTCGGCAAAGGATACGGTTTCTTAGTTTCATGTTCAGATTCAGATACAAGACTGCTTGTTCCACAATCTTCACATTTACCACAAGAAAGAACTGCAATAAGTGCAAGAATATAAATAATATTTTTCATATATCTTCTAATTAAAATTCAAACTCCAAACCACCAGTATACAATCTATTTGAAAAGGCTTGGCCAGTTAACCAAACCGGGCCTAGAACACGAATCGAAACAGATCCACCAATTACAAGATCATTTCTTAAATCATAACGATAAGAATTCGAAGATACTTCAGTGCGTTTAACTCCAACAGGACCGCATCCCGCGTGTAAACCAAGCTTGAATCGAGAACGCGCGGCTGATGCTAATCGAGCCGCTAATCGATAATGATCCTGATTGTGAACATGGACATTCACAGTTTGACGTTGATTCTGATGTTGTTCATTATCTTGGTCTTGATATTGCTTTTGTTGTGGCTCCCGTTCTTTCGGAAAGCTAAGTCTATGAACAGCCGGGACCTTGGGTTTAGGCTTCGGCGGGCATGGACAATTCTTTTGTGGTTCAGATGAATTAGAAATAACCGTCTCTTCTCCGCCTGCCACGGCAATATTTGCCAACATTAAAAATGTTAGAATAATTTTCATAATTTTCTCTTCAATAATATTAAACCGATTTACATTTTAATGCAACTACAATTTTTTTCGATAATATCAGCATCCTTTAATAAGTATATTCAGATCTATACAAATCAATTCCACGAAGAATCTCATCATTGGGTTTAACTTCTTGTGGAATAATATCAGCCTGCAATACAACCAATACTCCCAATTCCGTTGTGGTCATTGAAATTATTTGGCATCCTTCCTGGATAAATCCATTCAAAGTTTTCTCAGCTATTTCAACTGGAATAGTTTTGACAAATTGAGTAATCATTTCATTCCTCCATACTTCTGATTCATTTTCATTTGCCGGTAATCTTCAAGATAATAAACTTTTCCAATTGGATGTCTCTCTTGTTCTAATTTAGCAGAAAATTTAATAACAATTGCGTTTTTATTTAAAAGTGATTCAGCTTCAATTTGTTTTTCATCTTTATGGATATTTTGAATTTCATAAAGAAACTCTTGAATTGTTTCTTCAAAGTGAAGCCGAACAATTTCCCATTGACCTCGATCTCGAAACTCAAGAATGTCACCAACTAAAAACAATTGCATATTATTCTCCGTATTTCATAAAGTCTTTAGCTTGATCATAGGCTCTTGATGCCATATCTTCGTAAGCGGCTTGATAAAGCTCGGATTGATAAGTATTAGTTAGTTCTTCTAGTTCAGCTTCAGTAAGATCCTGCCCATTATCGACATATTCGGCAGCAATAACCCAAACTCCTTCTCCTGACTCAAAATCAATATCGATAATACCAACTTCACGATCATTTAGAGTATACATAATTAATTCTCCCTATTGACATTTGGTTTAAAATATGATAAAATAAAAACTGGTCTTGAACATTACAAAGCAATAAATTTGAAGTTAGTGATTGATAGGAGCAGTGTGTCTTGAATAAACTATAAGACATTATGCACCACAAAGTTTGTAAAACATAGTATAAAATCTATTGAATAAACGAGAACTAGGTATTTGTAGTTACTCACTTTATTTTCCTCCGCATTGGCAGCCTGAAACCAACAAAACCTTATAAAAATCACAAAAACAAGTTTTAGATTCTTCTATTTCATTTTCAAACCAATCAATAAGCTCAAAGTTTTCAGGTAGAATTGATTCTAAATCATTTGGAAAAATAGAAATGTCAGAACAACTTTTAAAAAGATCTGTTACTTCAAAACCATCAGAAGTAAACATATTACAAAATAAGTTTTCATTATTACCTACGTAAAAAACAAATGGTTTATCATATCCAGTCACAGAAATTAGATCTCCAATAGTTTTCATCTTTTACCTCTAAAAAATTTCTTAACATCTGATAAAAACGTTGGCAGCAACCGCATTGCGATATCAAGATTGGGTTCTTGAATTGCTTTCTCCATTGATTCTGCTTCAATTCTGATAAAATCTTCAGTGTTATCAATATCTTTCACAACTTCCATTCTTTGAAGAATTTCAATGTTACGAATTGCTTTTTCAATATCCAGGGTATTCTTATTCTTCCTAAGACGTTCTAAATCTTCAGGAAGAATGAAAGTTATGTTTTCATTTTTGCGTTCAGCACTCATGCCCTTATTAAATGCAAACGGTTTGCCAAAGCTAAGTATTTGATTTTTAATAACCCCTTAATTATGTGAATGTCAAAAAACTAAGTAGGTTTTAGGATAAGCCAATAAATACAAAGATGTTATGTTTTTATACAATGTCAAAACTATTTACATTGCATCTTAATACTAAACCAGTTAATATGGTTATATGATAACGGCGATTTATTTAAGAGTGTCCACCCAAGATCAATCTACTGATTCACAACGTGCTGAAATTGATTTATTTATTAAAGCAAAAGGCTATACAAACTTTCGGGTTTATGAGGATAAAGCAACCGGCACTAATAACAATAGGCCAATGCTTAAGAAGTTATTGCAAGACTGCCACGCTGGGCAGGTTAGCATTGTAATATGCTACAAATTAGACAGATTCTTCCGTTCTCTTAAAGATCTAATTAATACGCTGCAGCAATTAGACGAATTAAAGATTGCTTTTATTTCATTACGTGACAACGTAGATCTTTCAACCCCTTCTGGTCGCCTAATGATGCATATGATCGGCGCATTCGCTGAATTCGAAGCAAGCCTTATTCAGGAACGCGTTAAAAGCGGTTTAAAGGCAGCCAAACAGCGAGGGGTTGTCTTGGGTCGGCCCAAGCTTCACGAACCCTCTATAGCCCGTTTAATGCGAAAACAAGGGCATTCTATAAGAGAGATCAGCCGAAAGTTAAACATTCCGAAGAGCACAGTTAACGAATTAATTAGAACATAGCCCATTGACGATTTAGATGATATCTGAAATAAGAGTTTTCAAGTACAACATTTTTACCATCAAACCAATAAACATCTTTTCTATGAATTAAACCGTCAACCCAATAATGGGCATATAGATTCTTATTCAATCGACGTGTTTTATCCTGTGGACGTACTTCTATATCCTCAGAATGAATTTCAACTTATCAGTTAAATCTTTATCATCTTTAGATAAAGTAAACTTAAAATTATAACTATTTCCACACGCCGTGTTAGGTAAACAAATCATCTCAACAAAATTAGGCAGTTCGCCTCTTACTTGATATTTAAAACTACTTCCAGATCTTAATCATAACACTGTTCCATATTCAAATATTTTAAATGAACATAATAAACAGTACTTGAAACAGTAATACCTTTTGGCGAAACTGAGAATTCTAAATTTTTGCGTCTGAAATAAGAATTCCCATCTTCACCTATTTCAACTGCAATTTCATATTGTTTACGTCGTCGATCACTAACGGTTTCAACTTTGTAAGTTTGTTTTAAAGATTGAACAATTTCATTTAAGAATTCAGCATTACGTTTTAATGTTTCCAGATTGGACACAACTTCATTCGAGATCAATTTTTGAAACATACAATACCTCATTTTAAAATTAGTTTAAAAATATTCGCTTCGGCATTCCTTAAATATTCTAATACCTCATTCGAGGTTCCAGAAAAGGTATTAAGATCCTTAGCACGTTGTTTATACGTTTCCAAACGGGTTAGATGCCCTTTGGAGATCGGTTTTCCCTCACGTTTGGTATAACGCTCGGAAACGGTTTCCGCTGATTCAATTATGAATACAGGATTGACCTTGAAACCCGCCCTTGTTAACGGGTCAACTAATTCAGACACACTAAAAGGCGTTTCAATTAGAATAGGTTTGGTTGCAATACTACCAAGTTCTAGAATTGTAGCTAAGTATGTTTTCTTATATTGATCGTGCGCGAAATACTCATATTGATCTTTTAATTGATTACATATTGTGGTTTTCCCCGATCCGGGGACGCCGACAACTAGGTATATTGGTTGCATTAGCTATTCCTTTCATCTTACTTAATTATAGTGCGAGAATGCTCATTCTCTACTCATTCTAATATAACGCTCTAAAACATTCCCGATGTGCGTCAATGTTTCGGTTGAATAGGTTGAAATTATTTCAGTGAATATACTTTCAAGATCAACTTCTTTTAGGCTTGGGCTTGGTTTAAATTCCCAATGATCTGGAATAACAGCATTCCGCAGATATAGTGTTTCCGCTATATCAAACCAAAAATTCATAGCGGTTGATATATCGTCGGAACCGTCTAAGAACATATTTAATTCTTGTTTTAATTCTATATATTCACGCGTTTGTTTCATAATTTACCTCACTCGAATTGATGCATAATAATATACATCCTGACTATAACACTCTTCGTCGTCACAATCAGTATGTGTTTCCTCGGTTTCCGTTGAATTAGGTAAAGAATCAACTTCAACTTCCAAGGCATTCGAGATCTCATAGCCTTGCTGCACCAATCCTTCCATTGCATCATTCAAGGCTTCAACTAAGTTGTTTCCAATGCCGGTTGAAACCGTTTCAAACCTAGTATAGGAAAAACCACACCCTTGAAAATATTGTTCGTGTTCAATACCATGATCTACAATTTCATATTCCTGTATTGTTTTCATAGTTCAACCCTTCCTTTTCATTTTTCATATTTAGGCACACACAACTCTTATTATTTAGGTAAAAATACTTCGCCGATAACTTTCAATCTTTTAACCCTTACTTTTCCGCCAGCGCACCCGATAATATTTTTTATATGTACTTTAACGGCTATAAGTGTATCCCCTTCATTCCAGAAGTTAGGTGTTGAAACATGTAAACCATTAGAACACGACACGATTGAATTCTCATTGTATTCTTTACAGAGTGCAATTTCGCCATCGCGGTAAATAAATTCCGAATCATGTAAACTTCGATATTCACCGTCCTTAATTTTATTAACTTTTTTATAGAATATATAAGTATTTTTAATTGGAATTATATCCAAAGCACACCCGATCAATGTTTTAATGCAGTCTTTTAAATCAATTTTAAAGACACCGAATTTAAGCCAAATTTCACCGTAAACCTGCGCATCGCCGTAAACCTGCGCATCGCCGTAAACCCGCGCATCGCCGTAAACCCGCGCATTGCCGTAAACCCGCGCATCGCCGTAAACCCACGCATTGCCGTAAACACTCAAATTTTTTTCAGATTCAATATATCCACCAATTTCACCTTTTTTAACAAACCCGAATGCTGTAATACATTCGATTCTGAAAAGTTTTCGACCAAAAATATCAACCGATAAATCTGTTCGTAATTTATATTTCATAACTTCCTCCGTTTTTCATTTTAAAGTTTAATTGTGTCGGAATTATGTTCTATTTTAACACAATCGTTTGGAATGTTTTCGGCGCACCGCATGCATGGAATTCAAACCCTAAACAACGTGCCGCATTCTCATTCTTAAAGAAATAGATAAACTCCATTGGTTTGATCCCATTTCGCGAGCTCTTTGATCCTTTAGAGTCAATGAACGGGTTATATGCAGGTATATGTCGATTGAAACCTTGTACAGCGGCATTGACATCCAACACCAAACTAGACAAGTCACGCCGTGCTTCAGATCTTCCAAACAAAGTTGATTTCGCAGGCGTCGTAACAGGCAGTTTGGCATACTTCTTAGAATCAATGTCAATGTTCACCACGACCTTGAAAGGATACCCGCCGTAACTCGTATCGTGAATCGAAGCCACAATTGATTTAATTGTAAACATAGTATTCCTTTCAATGCCTAAACCCAAGGTCGCGCTACGATAACCTTGGGCGGCATGCTAAATAGTCAATTTATAAATCAGAGAAAACAGAACAATTGAATACGCAAACAATATAGCTTTGTATTCTTGCTTCATTGTATCCTCCTAATTTAGGAATTCAATTAAAAGAAAACCGATCACTGCGTCAGTCCAGCCCGCAACGGAATACCCTAACAACGTAGGCTGCAACGCTTATTATATACACCTCATCCTTTCTTGCAACGCTTGATGCGTCGCACTAATTAAATAATACAGGAAGCATGCCAAACGAATTCTCTTTTAAATACAACGAGCGCCTATTTTTTTGCGCATAACAATTATACAGAAAACAGAATACTATAAGGAATATATAGCTGTTAAGAATCTATATAGTGTATATTAGTTTAACATATAGCCGATATAACAATCCTGGGTTGTTATTTTAGTGTGTAAAGTAAACTTTATACCCGATAAGGTATAAGTTAAAATTAATGAGTTTAAACAGAACGTGTATTAGGGATAAGAGTGTATGTAATACCCGTCTTGACTAAGCGAGAGCCCGGACATGAGCGCGTGCCCGAGGGGCCGTGAAGCGGGGTGCCCGCGCGTACCAAGGGATGATCGGGCGAAAGCTCCGCGCCGAAGTAGATCCCTTCCTTCTGGTCGGGACGGCCAGAGGTTAGCTCCTGGCCCACCGGAAAGTAGCCCCGCCACGCGCGATTGGCGCGCGACATGGCGATCTTCATTTTCGTGGCGAGGTCGAGAGCGAAAAAATGACGGCTGACCGCCTCGAGATATTGCTCGAGTTGGGGATCAATGCCGTGATGGGTGACGTCGAGGACAAGCGGACGAATGGGCTTCATGGGGATGACGTTACCAGCAGGCCGGCGGAATTGACAGCGCCCGGAACCCGTTGGATTCTGGGGCTCCAGTGGTTCTCGTCATCGATATCTCACCGTTACTCAAGCCCGGCCTAGACGCTAGCCCGACCGCCTCCGCGTTGGGCCAGGCCTGTCGGGAGCACGGCTTTTTCTACGTCACCCACCGCGTGTTGGAGCTTCCCCGCACGCCGGATCGCCCCCGACGAACTTGAAGCGATCCTTACCCGTCTTCGCATCAAACACGTGAGTCGTGCCGTCTCGGTAGCCGCCGTGGACCCAGAAATACTTGCAGTCGGGACTGAAGATCGCGAGGCCCCCGTCGGGGATTGCTCGCGCCGGCTTCTTGCCCTCGATAAAACAAAGCTCCCACGAATACTCGCTCGTCGCGACGAAGAAGAGCTCGCTCCCCTCGCAATGGCGCCCGAGCATACAATCCTCTCGTAGCTATGTCCGGTATACTGTGCCACCCCCAGGGGGTAGGTACTTCAAGAAGGACGGCACGCACTTGTAGGTTAACACGCATAATTTTTCTATTTTTTGCTGGTCATATTTCATACCTAAATTAACAACTTATAGTATGGAATATAAAATATGTAAAATTTGTGAGATAAAAAAACCCTACTTTTTTAAAAAATTAAGCTCAAATAGAGTAAAAATTGCTAAAGACGGTGAAGGTCATAATTGGCACGGAAATACTTGCTGGGAGTGCGTAAAAAAATCTAAAAGAAAGCCAGAAAAATTTTATACTTGTTTTATTTGTAACAAAGATTTTGCTTCTGCAAGAAGCGGGATAAAATTTTGCTCTTCTGGTTGCGCTAAAAAGGTTCATAGTGGGTATAAAAGAAAAGTTCCTATTTCAAAAGAATGTTTGGTTTGTAAGTTCATTTTTTCTTCGGCTCAGCCTAAAAAGCTTTATTGTGGAATAAAATGTCATAAAAAAGGCCAAAAACAAACAGAATGGTTTAAGGCTTATAAAAAAGGCCAAAAAAGGATAGAAAGACGAACAAAGCGTAAAGCCAAGCTAAAAGGTGTTAGTTGGTTAGATATTGAGGTAGTTTATAAACTATGTCCGCCAGGCCGGGAAGTAGATCATATTATTCCTCTCAGACATAAACTTGTTTGTGGTTTACATGTTCCTTGGAATTTACAATATTTATCAAAAACCGATAATAGCAAGAAATCTAATCTATTTGATGGCACTTCAGAAAATCTTAGTTGGAAAAAATCCTAGTTACATTTTTAAGCTTAACTATATCCCAGGCTCAATATGATTCTAGTTACAAGAATCACTTGTCCCCACTCGGTTACAAAACACTCTTTATAGGCTTGTTTTTATAGAAATGTCCCCGAACGGTTACAGCGGGATAATGTTTACCATTACGTAATAAGATACTAACAAGATAGTATAGTTTTGTAGTTATCTTAGTGTGTGTATTATGCGCGAAAGGGTAGGAGTTGAATGGCAGAATAAAAGGGTCTTATTTTGTGTTTATTTGGCTTATAGGAGCTTCTCAACTATTCGGCAGGGGGTTCAGAGGGGGCTCCTGCAATTTGGCTTATAGCGTCAAGGAATTGGCCTATTTTAAGTTTAACACACTCGTTAATCGCTTCTTCTGAGGCTTCTGGTAACTCTTTTCGGCAGACTGGTTCAAAATAGGCGGTCATTGCAATCTGATCTACAGTAATTTGAAAATTCACAGTTCCACTATGCTCTTGCTTCATGGCACAGGCACTGAAAAAGAACAATAAAAGGATTAGGTATTTCATACAACTCCTAGCTTTATATTAGGCACAAAATAAGTATATCATATTACTTTTCCTATGTCAAAATGAATATTATGCCGGTTTTGACAATTCTAGTTACGGAAAAGTCTTCAATTTGAGAGTCAGTAAGAGTTGTTGATTTTTAGAAATCTGTGCGAAAAATGTCATGAAATATGGGTATTTTTTGTGGCTAGTGGATTTGGTTTTTGGGCATTTATTTTGAAAAACCCGTTAATTTATGACGTTTTTAAAAAATTCGATCCCATTTTTTGGGATTTTATTTTTCGAGGGTTCTAAAGGGCTCCTAGTTAGGGAGATAATTTAGGGATGAGATCATAATAATATTAACAACTAATTCTAGTAACACATACTTTTTCGGGATTTTAGAGGATTATGAAAAAGGCAGTTTTTTTAAATAAAGAGCTTAATAAATTCCTAGTTACAAGTTCTTGTCCGGGGGTTTTTGGGTTCATAAATTTTATTGAGAAAAAGGTGTGGTTAAGCTACTCAGAAAACGTCACCGAAGCGTTAGCAAGGAATATAAAATTGATTGAAACCCGCCAACATTCGATTAAGAATTTAGAGTATTGGGATATATGCGTTTTTGAGAAAAGCGCCAGTAAACAAGAAGCCAAGAATAACTTCCGACTTTATTGTCAAAGCTACCGGAAAAAGGGGCTTCAAATCTTAAATCGAGAGTTTAAGTATAGGGTATGGGGGGGTATAGAAGAAGACTTTCGGGATAAAACCCGCTTTTTGTATTATATTTGGATAGGCACGAAAACTAAGAAGCTAGCTATTCTAGGAATATTTGATAAGGCGGTTGAAGGCGAGCGGTATTTAAAAGAGTTTCAAGAAGGCAACGCTGTTGAATTTCCTCCAAGTTCTAAGAGATTAGTGATAGAATATAAAGGAACAGACTTAAACCAAAAAGAATTTAAGCAAATTTTTAAGCCATGAAACTCTATTCAAAACACGATAGGCTATTAAACAATAGCTGTGAATTAAATAATAATGATGTCTTTGTAAGAGTACGTTTTAATGAGGTATATAAAAAATGTGGGTGGGGGTATGATAGTAAATCTTACAGGCTTAGGAATCAATTTTGGCTTGACATTAAAAGTTTAGGTAAAAATTATTTTAATCAACCATTCATTTTAAAACCAAAGAAATGATATGTGGGATCGTTTTAATGATAGAATTGACCGTTTTAATCTTCGGAAAAGTTTAATATCGGGCTGGGGGAGCAGCCTACATAAAAATCCATCAAACGGTTTAAATAAAGGACTTTGGGTGGATTACGGTCTTACAGATCATTGTATTTCAGTAACCAATATAAAATATAAGGAATTTCAATATTTTCAACTTCCAAGGCCAATAAAAGATAAGTAACTAGACTTTTATTTATTTTATGTTATAATTGTTTCATGTCGAAAAGAAAATTTAAGATTGTACCAAGTAAGTCGGTTTTTTCAGATGTAGATGATACCTTAATTATGTGGGAGCCAGAAGGCGGTAATTTTAAAAACCACCCCGAAGCAATTGAAATCGATATGTTCGGCACCAAGAAGCTTTTTCTTCCAATGTGGGACAACATCCAAAAACTTAAAATATTCTATGAACGTGGTTATGAAGTAGTAGTTTGGAGTTTAAGTTCAAAAGAATGGGCCGATAAAGTCGTGGATGCTTTAGGTATTAGAGAATGGGTTGATTATTGTGTGTCGAAGCCAGATTTTTATCTAGACGATAGAGAAGTTGACCATTTTATGCTACCGGAGAAACGTATTTATTATCCGCATAAGCCCTAATGAAAAACTTCCGCGCTCTTCTTCGATATGCACTCTATTACCCTAACGCCGAGCTTCATTTAATTTATCGGATTAAATATAATAAATCGGCCTGCATAACCTATACTAAAAATAAACTATGGGTTAAAAAGCTAAAGTCTAGCAAAATTTTTACTGTAAAACGAATTCTTATTTGTAGAATTCACTAAGGAGTTATATGAAATTAGATAAACGTGTTTGTAAAAAATGTATGAAATTACATGCTAGAGCTTATTCTGGAAAAAAGGGTAAAAACACTTTTTGGCGCGACGAACACGGTTTGCTTTGGAATGGGAAGATCTGCGGCGGCTGTAATCGTGAGCGTATTCGTGAAGCTGTAGCGAAACACCGGATTAAGAAGTTAAGTGGTCAATAATGGATTTAACCGATCAAATAGAGTCGTATCTTTATGAGGCCGATTTATGCAGTAATATTATTCAATGGTCGAATTATGTTATTGATAAATTAGAGGGTCGCCCAGATCTTCAAGAAGTTTATATTGATGAACTCAAACCAATAATTGAGGAATACCTTCAAACGATAAAAGCCTTACAATTCTTATTTGAGGAATACTTTGTTTGGGAAAGAAAGATACAGTCTACTAGGAATTTACGTTATAGAAGATTGTATAAATTAATTTTGAAGGATTTGGCTAAGCCGGTTCCACCAACTTTAAGTTTTTAGTTTTCCAATCTGCAACTTCACAATGCGGTAATTCATAGAAAGCACTTCCCGGCGCTCCATACCATTTTATCTTAAAATCAGCAGCAGCATTATGTGCATCTATTGCCGGTTTGACAACGGTATTAAACCAATCTTTAGGCCATTCTGCACCATTTATATGTAATTTAAAAATATCGAGTCCCGCACCAAAATTATGGGAGCTTTGCCCATAATGAGCTTTGGAAGTGCCTTTTTTAAAATATTCTTCTTGTGCTAATTTTCCCCTTCCAGCATCGCTAATATGGGCTTCCGGATGACTGGCTTGCAATTGTACAAACCACGCTTTTAGACCTTCGTGAAATCCAGGATAACGATTAAATATAAGTTCACACTTGGAACATTTACCGTCGTTGGCGTGTTTGGCCGGTTTTTGTGCAGGTATTTTCAAGGCTTCCGGTTTAATTAGAGAATCTTCTTTTTTAGGCTGAGAAGCCGCGCCAGAACTATCATCGGATTTAAAAAATAACGATAAAAGAAGTTTAATTAAATTAACCATAACAAGATATTTAAAGTTGTTAACTTAACAACTTATATAAAGAAACTCACGACTAACAGCCATTCCTATGGCAATACAAAAGCGCAAGTAGTGAGTAGTTTCTTTTTATTTTTATAAGGAGTTATATGTTAAAATATCGAAACGGGTTTCTTTTATTTTTATTTTCTATGGGTTTCGGAAAAACCCTTTTTTATCCAGCCTCTTTTGTTGATGCAGCAATTTTATTAATTACCGGAGTCGTTTTTGCTTATCTCGAAGCCAAAACTCAAGATAAAAAAATTGCTGAATTTGAACAAATGTTTCTCAAGCATCAAGCCGAATTTTCACTTTTAAACGATAAAATTTCTTCTTTTAAAGTAATTCAACAAGCTAAGCCCGGAGCATTAACTTTTAGATAATAAAATATGTCAGATAATATTGATCAACTTGCACAAAACTTTAAAACCCTAAAAGAATTACGTCAATATTGTGATAGTCAATATCGGGTGATTGTTCAATTAAATAAAAAAATTGTTTCATTAGAAGAAGAAAATAAACATTTAAAAGAAATGCTCACCAAATCTACCCCAATTCTTGAAGAAGAAAACGAAACAATTGCCATCTATAAAGATATTACTGATGAACTTGCTGTTTGTCTAATGCAAATTAAACTTCTTCGTGATCGTTGTTCAAACGGAATGACCGAATTAACTTTCGAAGAAGCAAAAAAGTTAGATATTTACACAAAACTCCTTATTCAATTAAAAACCGGAGAAAAGCCAGAAGAAAGTCTTACGAAAACATTATCAGATGAAGAACTTTTAAAGCTTTTAAACGAAGAAATTTCTAAAAATGGATAAGAAGCTTATCAGTAAAAGAGCAGCAACAGATGAATTATGGCGTCGAGGTGCTTTATCTTTATTTAAACTAGACGAAGCCCAAAAAGATTTCTCTGAAAAAATTAAAGCTTCTCCTGATAAAATCATTATTATTCTTTCCTCGCGGCGTATTGGTAAAACTTTTGGCGCCCTCGTTCTGGCGGCGGAAACCTGCTTAAAAAAATCCGGAGCCGTAGTTAAGTTTCTAGCCCCAACTAAAATAATGATTAATGACATTGTTGAAAAAACAATGCCCCTTATTTTTGAAGATTGTCCTGAAGAATTAAAGCCACAACAGTTAAAAAGTAAATATACTTATAAATTTCAAAATGATTCACGATTAGAACTCGCCGGAGCCGATTCCGGCCATGCCGAAAAACTTCGTGGTAGTTTTGCCGATCTTTGTATTGTAGATGAAGCGGGATTTTGTAACGACTTAACGAATACTGTGCGTAGTGTTCTTATTCCGACCACAACTAATACCAAAGGAAAAATTATTCTTTTGAGCACTCCGCCAACTGATCCTGAGCATGATTTTATGAAATTTGTCGAGGAAGCGGATCTAAAAGGGACATTGATAAAAAAGACGATTTATGATAATCCACGTATTAAACCGGATGAAATTGCTGAAATTCTAGCAGCCTATCCTGGTGGTGCCAATCACCCAGACTTTAAGCGCGAATACCTTTGTATTGTACAAAAGAACTTAGAATATGCGGCTGTTCCAGAATTCACTGATGAATTAGAAAAAGAAATTGTGGTTAATTGGGAAAGACCTCCCCACTTTGATTACTACGAATCTATGGATTTAGGTGGGAAAGATTTAACCGTTGTTTTATTTGCTTATTTTGATTTTCGAAAAGCTGTAATTGTGATTGAAGACGAATTGGTTATGAACTTTCAAGAGAAAGATAATCATATTGGTCTTTTAGTAAGACAGATTAAAGAAAAAGAAGCCCAACATTTCTCCGATGTCCTTGTTCATGAGGTTAAACTGCCTTTTTTGAGGGTTTCAGATATCGATTATATTGCTTTGGGCGAGATTCGAAAACATAGTAATAATACTATTGATTTCAAGCTAGCTAAGAAAGACGACAAGCCTGCGGCAGTTAACAACTTACGTATAATGCTTTCGAACAAACGGATTATGATTAATCCGCGTTGTAAGACATTAATTAAGCACCTTAGAAACGTTAAGTGGTCTAAGAGCAACCGTAATGTGTTTGACCGGTCGGTGGACATGGGACACTACGATGCCGTGGACGCGTTAATTTACCTTACCCGCTCCATAGTATTTAGTAAAAATCCATATCCGGCTAATTTCGGTTTAAATCAAACAGACTTAATATTTCTAGGTGATTCGAACAAACCCCGAGAATCGGCGGTTGATGTTTTTAAGACTATTTTTAAAGTAGGGAAAAAATATGGCCGATAATAAGCGCGGAGATAAATCAGTTTATTTTGCTAATCGAGAACCCAACGAATTAGCCGCAGATCTTTTATACAGAGCAAAAAGTTTTTATAGTTTTCTTAATAAAAACGATTACTTAGTTAAAGTTGCCGATAACTGGCGTTTTTATTACGGTCTTTTCCGTGACAGTCTTTATCTAGGTCATAAAGTCAGTTATACCGGTGAACAAGGTGAATTAGTTTCCCTTCCTGTAAACGAATTCCGAAATATTGCTCAACATATTTACGTAATGATTACGGCTAATCGTCCGACGATGGAAGCTCGTGCGATTAATACTGATGCTAAGTCGCTTTCCCAAGCTTATCTCGCAAACGGCATTCTTGATTACTATATGCGTGAACGTAATCTTGAAGACGCATTAAAAGCATGCACAGAAATGGCGGTCGTTCTTGGTTCTGGTTTCATTAAAATGGAATGGAACGCTATGGCTGGTGAACCATATGATTTTGATCCCGAAACCGGTGCTTACAATTATCAAGGAGAAGTTGAATTTACTAATCTTTCTCCATTTGATGTTGTATATGATGGCACGCGCGAACAATACGATCCAGACTGGGTTTTAGTACGTAGTTTTAAAAACCGTTACGATTTGATGGCTAAATACCCAGAACTAGCTGAAAAAATTCATACTGTTTCTACTAAAGACGACGGGCGACAATATAGGCTTTCAGTTTGGTCAAATGATGATACGGATGATATTGCGGTTTATGAATTTTTCCATAAAAGAACAGAATCTGTCCCGGAAGGCAAGTATTCATTATTTGTTGCTGAAGATATTACTCTAATGACCGTCCCACTTCCTTATAGGGCTCTACCGGTCTTTAGAATGACCCCAGGCAACATCATGGGAACCCCCTATGGTTACACTCCTCTTTTCGATATCTTCCCGCTCCAAGAGGCTTTAAACTCATTATTCAGCACTTTTATGACGAACTTGAACGCTTTTGGTGTTCAAAGTATTTACGTGCCTCGCGGGGCCGATATTTCTATCGCTTCGCTTGAAGGCGGAATGAATGTTATTCAAGGTAATGAAAAGCCAGAACCTATTCAATTATCCTCTACTCCTCCTGAATTATTTGAGGCCATTAAGCTTATTCGTGAAGAAATTGAAACCATTTCGGGTATTAGTAGCGTAACTCGTGGACAGCCAGAAGCGTCTCTTAAATCTGGCAACGCTTTAGCGCTTGTACAGTCAATGTCATTACAATTTATTTCTGGTCTTCAACAAAGTTATATAAAGCTTATTGAATCAGTTGGAACGCAACTTATCAATAATCTTAAGGATTTTGCTAAAGCACCTCGTATTGCGGCAATCGTCGGTAAATACAATAAAACCCTTCTAAAAGAATTTACTGGCGAAGATTTGTCGGCCATTAATCGTGTAGTTGTAGATGTGGGCAATCCTCTCAGTAAAACTACAGCCGGGCGTGTACAAATGGCTGAACAAATGCTCCAAATGAATCTTTTAAAAACACCACAAGAATATTTTCAAGTTATTAAAACCGGTGAACTGGATTCAGCTTTCGAAGGCGATCTTCATGAACTCTTTTTAATTAAACAAGAAAACGAAAAAATGATGGAAGGGTTCTCACCTCTTGTTTCGCCAATTGATCAACATCGAACACATATTAATGAACATCGCGGGGTATTAGCCGATTCAGATATTCGTGAAAATCCTGAATTAGTCCGTGTAGTTATGGATCATATTGCACGACATATGGATGCTCTAAGAAATACCGACCCTGAATTACTACAACTTGTTGGCGAACAACCTTTAAATCCAATTCCGCAACCTCTTGGAACTTCTCAAGCCCCTCAAGGACCACAAGGAAGTTATTCAGCTTCTGAAACTATGGCTCCACAAGGCGGTTTACCTCAAAGTGGTGAAAAATTAAATACGGGTGAAACTTTACCAAAACCTGCTTCCCCTCCTCCGCCCTTTGAATCATTACCAACTAATCCAGGAGATATTCCACAGTAAGTTTTTATGGGAAATTGGCAAGAAAAAAATCTAAAGAACTCTTCTGATGTTTGGTTCGTTGCTTTTTTACTGCATAAGAATTGTTCAATTATTAAGTACGATATCATGGAGCGTGGTCGCGTTCGGTGTTATTTTGCGCTTAATGACAAAGAATGGCAAGATTATAAGCTCGAATTTAATAATAGTGAGATTATCAAATATAAAGCTACAATCGAAAGAATTAAAGACCTCGGATATTAGTTATTTAACAATATAAATGTGTTTTGTTACGTTAAAGGTTAAAAATGGCTCCTCAAATATATCCCGTTACACTGCTTGATTCTAATCAAGTCATTCAATATGTATACGACGAAGATACCCAATCACTTCGTACCACAGCTACTGCAACAATTATTGGCGGGGATTTAACCGTTGATATTGATGGTATTTATGCGCTATTAACAAATCCAGATCCAGATAACATTGGTTTAATTGGGCATATCCGAGCGGCGTCACCAAGCGATTCAGATCAAACCAACCGCTTAACTTCTATAACCAATGGAATTATACACGCGTTAGATGTTTCTATACATAACTCTGATGGCGCTCCTATTGATGTAACGAATCCTATTTTTGTTGATACAAGTTCAACCGCTTCAATTCCGACAACTTTTAACGTTTCAGCGGCAGTAGCCGGAACGGAATACTCACAAGTAATTCCGATTGGAACTAAACGATTTATGGCTAAAATTCGATCAGGCGATGCTAAAACTCAATTTGCTTATGTATCTGGCCAAAGTGGAACGAATTACACGACAATTCGAACCGGTTGTTTTTATGAAGAAATTAATTTAAATCTAACCTCCGCTATAACTTTTTATTTTCAGACCAATCAAGCAGGTCAAACACTTGAAATGTTGGTGTGGTCTTAATTAACAACTATTATGTAAAGATTTTGAAGAGTTAAAAGTTAAAATTATCACATAACAATTAACTTTTAAAGGATATTATGCTCGGAAAAGATAAATTGGTCTTAGATACTGCCAACTTAACAGAAAGTGATAATGTTGGTGCTTATTTAAGAGCTTCTGATGGAAGCTTAATTGCGCACACGGCCAACGCATTACACGTAGCTGTTCAAGGTACAGTAACTGTAACTGCTACAGATTTTGATATACGCGATTTGACACATGTTTCAGATAGCATCAAAGTTGGAGATGGAACGGATTTTTTAGCTGTTAATGCCGACGGTTCTGTTAATGTTCAAGTGCCTTATGATTATGCCGAAGATTCTGTGCATGTTAGCGGCGAAGTTGGTGCATTTGTTTTGGGTGTCAGACAAGACGCAGATACTTCACCAGTAAGTTCCGATGGTGACTACCATCCATTTATTTTCAATGATACCGGACGTTTAAAAGTTGAAGCGAATTTTGATACAGCTTTCGACTTCGTATATCCAGAAGATAGCGGACACACTACAGGCGACCCAGGTGCATTCATTCTTGCTGTTCGTAATGATGCAAACGCTGTATTAACTTCTGCCGATTTAGACTATTCTGCCATTGCGGTTGATTCTGCCGGTCGAGTAAAAATTGTTGGTACTGTTACGGCCAATGCTGAAAAAGCTGAGGATAGTGCTCATGTTTCTGGTGATATCGGCAATTATGTACTTGCAGTTCAACAAGCAACTCTTGCTTCATCAGTCAGTGCTGATGGCGATTATGCATCATTTAAATTAAATGATCGCGGTGCCTTATGGAGCGTGCCTGTTGGTACTGTAGCCGATGATGCGGTTGATACCGAAAATCCTGTAAAAGTTGGTTCACGAGCCCGGATCGGCGCCCTATTAGCCATTTCAACTAACGGAGATCGGGCCGACGCTTTATCTGATAGATATCGTCGAATTTATGTTAATAACGGACCAAACATTTCTGCATTGAATTCAGTCGCAACTGTCACAACTACAGCGGCCAATCTTTTAACAACACAATTATCCGGACGAAGACGTTATTTAATTCAGAATCTTGGCGCATTAGCTATTTATTTAGGCAACGACGCAACTGTAACTACGTCAACAGGATTCAAAATGGCATCAGGTTCTAATATGGATGTTGAACTTGGAGAAGATGTTTCTTTATTTGCTATTGCGGCGGCGGGTTCACAAAATGTTCGTATTCTTGAATTAGCATAATAACCCAATATATTAATAAAAGGGTAAGGGCTTTAGTTTCTATTCTTTTTTCTTTTTCTAATTTTATATATGATTATTGAAAGCCCTGAATTAGCTGATGTTATAAGCGATGGTTATGTTTCAGGAACTATTTCTGTTACAACTTCGGAAATCGAAGCAAAAGTTGGCGTCAGCCCATTAACTGGTAGAGAAATATTAACTATCTATAATGGTGGTAATAAAACTATTTTTTATGGGCCAACTGGGGTAACCATAATGACAGGTATTCCTATTTTTAAAGACCAAGTTGTTTCTCTACCAATTGGCCAAAGTCTCAGTATTTTTTTAATTACTTATTCTGGAACTCAAACGGCTAGAATCCAGGAATTTGCATAAATGCCTGTTATAATCTCACCAGTTGCTCGTTCAGTACCTTTTGATAATACTTCAAATGGATTTCCTGCTGCCGCTGATAATGTACAAACAGCGATTGAATACGCTTTACAATTTGATCCACAAACTATTTCCGGTATCCAGTTTGATGATTTTAATAATTTAGTTACATGGTCACCTTCAACATTAGGAATAGGTTCTGTTGCTTCAGTTAGTACAGGAAATGCTACTTTGGCATCAGGTAAACATCTCGGTGTTGCGGAACTAGTAGTTGGTGGAATTCTTGGCGCTCATGCATCCTTAGTGCAAAGTGCCGGATTATCAACATCTACCGTTTTTGGTAATGGAGCAGCCGAATATAAGTCATTAATTCATATTCCGGCATTAGCAACAGTAACAAACGATTACGTATTTCGATGCGGATTAGGAACTTCGGCTAATGCTGACCACGCAAATGGGATATATTTTGAATATAATAGAAGTCAATCAACAAATTGGAGACTAAAAACAGCGAGTAATAGCACCAGAACCGTTAATACATCTTCTATAGCAGTTGTTGCTGGTTCTTGGATACAATTAAGATGGGGCGTAAATAGTGCCGGAACTCAAGTAGATTTTTACATTAATGGTGTTTTAGCTGGGTCCAATACAACGAATATTCCAACGGAGACAGGTCAAGGATGTGGACCAAATTTTCAAATGACCCGTACAGCGGTTTTAGCCGGTACCTTAAATATTTATTTAGATTATTTTTATTTTCTAAAAACTTTTACAGCCAGGGATTAAATATGAAATTGATTGTATTAAAATACAAATATGTTGAAAATGCACCCGAAGATATGCCACTAGAATGGCCGGCTGAAGTAAGAGAAGTAGGCGATAATGATTCCGCACCGGGTAATGATTGGATTATTATGACGAATGGTGAATATCAAACATATTTATCTACATATCAAGAAGCATATGATGAGTGGTTTTCACAACAAAATTTGGATATGATTATAGGAATACCAAGTTCATGCACAGATAAAGGAACTAAGGGACAGTTTTCTCACGATGCGAACTATCTATATATTTGTATAGCTAAAGACACTTGGAAAAGAATTGCAATATCAAGTTGGTAATGATATATTATACAATACAGGAGTTTTATGAAATATACAAAAAATGATTTAATTAATATCCAAAATCTACTTAAAATTACTCGTCGTGGTAAATATGAATTAGATGGAGAGGAATCTATTGCATTCGCTCATGCTTGTACTTGGCTTGCCCGGCTTTACCAAGAAATTAAAAAAGAGGTTGAGCCCGAACAAGCTAAGCCCCCAATCGTGGCTAAAGAGTTAAAACCGGCTATTCGCCAATCAACCGCGAAAAAAGCTTCGAAATCAAAGAAATAACCATCTTAATTAATCCCCTGTCTTTTATTCGATGCAAGGCACTCCCTACCAACCCTTAACCTAGTTAACAACTTAAATAGATTAAATATCTAAACCATTACCATCTTTTATTCGTTATGCTCTTTCAATATGGCTAAAGTTAGATTTCGAAATCGAACAAATGATATAATTAAGGCTAAATATGTCGAAAAAAGAACTTTCACAATCGGTTTATTTGCCTTTGGTTGCGTTTTTAGTCTTCTTTTGACTGCTACATACCGGCTTTACATTTTAGGCGATTTGACCACTATTATACAGCAAATACAGAGCCAAATAACAACTTATTATAATCAATTAGAAACCTTTATAAAAGGGTTGTTTTGAAAAATTTGAGCGAAAAGTTAAAATACACCGGAAAAATAATGTTTATTGCACTACTTTGTATTTCCGTAGCAATTAAAGGTCCAGAATTTCATTATGATTATGTTCGAAATAAAGTTCAAAAAACGACCGTTTTAGTGACTAATGAAACTAAAACGCGGGGAGGCAGTGGCGCCCATGTAATTGCGCCGAGCGGTAAAGTTTATATTATTACTAATGCTCATGTTTGTAATTTAAGTAAAGACGCAAATATCTTTATTACCGATAATTTTGGTAGAACTATTCCAAGACGTATTCTTGAAATTAGTAATTTTACTGATCTTTGTTTAGTTGAATCTCTTCCTAATTATCAAGGAGCTTTAAAGCTCGGTAGTGATGTGCGATCCGGGCAAATTATCGCTGCTGTAGGTCATCCCATTCTTATGCCAACAACTATGAGCCGGGGTGAAATTATCGGTGTAAAAGAAGTTGATGTTTTTGATCATATTATGGATGTTTTTGATAAAAACGATAAGTGTGATCTTCCCAAAAACCGCATTATTCAGATTGACACATTTTTTGGTCCAATAACGGCATGCTTTGTTCATGTAAAAGCTAACTTGACTACCTCCGTGGTTTTACCCGGTTCATCGGGTTCACCGATGGTTGATTTTTATGGTAACTTAGTTGGGGTTATTTTTGCGGGAAACCAAGCTAATTGGGGATTAGCTATTACGTTAGCGGACATAAACCTTTTCTTAAAACCATATTAATAAGTTTTAACATTTTCCTACCTCAATAATGAGATGGATAACTTAAATCTACCCCTAATGGGATGATGAACTAAGGAAATATATGTCAGAACAAGCCCAAAACCCCGCTCCTGCGGCTAGTGAAGCCAATCAAGAAGCGCAAGCCTCCGAAACTAATGAACAGGCTAACGAATTAGCTCAAGAACAATCAGAAGGTGCGGAACAAACCGCCGCCGAAACTAAAAAAGAAGAAGCAAAGATTGCTAAAAAATTAAAGCAATTAAAGCTTAAAGTTGACGGTAAAGAAGTCAATGAAGATCTTCCTTTTGAAGTTGATGAAGGATCTGAAGCGGCTGAATACATGACTAAACAGCTTCAATTAGCTAAAGCTGCCCAAAAACGTATGGGTGAAGCTTCTGATTATAAAAAGAAGCTCGATCAAGTTGGTGAATATCTTCAACAAGCTAAAGGTAATCCTAACAAAATTCGCGAATTGATGAAGGATCTTGAAATTGATGAAAGACAATTAGCTGCAATGATTGTAGAAGAAGAATTAGAAAAGGCTAAGAAGTCACCAGAACAATTAGAGAAAGAAGCATTACAAGCTGAACTTCAAAAGATCAAAGACGAGCGCGAAAGCGAAAAAAAGGAAATGGAAGAGCGAGAATATCAACGCTTAGTTCAACAAGAAACCGAACGCTATTCATTAATGATTGATGGTGCATTAAGTAAAGCCGGTTTACCGAATAATCAAGTTTATCGTGAACGTGTTGCTAAGTATTTATCTAAAGCAATTGAAAAAGGTGTTGAAGTTACGGCAGAAGATGTGGTTCCTCTTGTAAAAGAAGAAATTGCACAGGAAATTCAAGCGCTATTTGCCGCAAGCCCAGAAGATTATGTAGAACAACTTCTTGGTAAAGATACCCTTAAGCGTCTACGTAAGCGTAATCTTGAAAAAGCTAAGGCAGGAGATCAACCCCCTGTTCCTCTTAAGCAACAAGTAAAAGATACGGGCTCTGATAAAGTTAAGCCTAAAGAAGAGCCTAAAGTTAGCTTTAAAGATTATTTTAAGAAATTATAATTCTCATTTTAGTAATAAGAAGTTTTTATTTTAGGCTGAAATTGGGTATATAGTTGCCAAATTTACACATTTTAGTGAAAATCACTAAGAAAACATAATTTGATAAACCAACATTAAAATTAACAACTTATTATATAAAGTTTTTTACAGGCGTCTAGCCGACTGCGTATAACTTGATAATACTAGGTATGCATATCTAATAGCCAGTCTGAATAGTAAACCAATAACAATAATTAAATAAAAAAAGGAAAATAAAATGTCTTATAGCTCAAAGGACGAACTTGTCCAAAATAGACAACTAAAAGTCCAGCGTGTGAGTATTCCTCTTCTTATTACTGGTAATGCGACTCCGGCTAGTGTTGTTCCTCGTAATGACGAGCCGGCTCGTCTTTTTCTCCAGACTGAGGGAGTAAATCAAATCACGGCTGCGTTAGATACTAATGAAACGGCTACTTATACGGTTGCTACGCCAGCTGATGCGACTGGTGTTTTCCGGCTTCTTTTTAAGGTAAAGGAATCGGTGGAAAAAGTTGCTTGTGCGTATGTGGTCAATCGTATCGATGGTACGTTTGAACCATGTTTTCTAGGTAGTGCTACTGGAATTACGACCGGCTCTGGTGGTGGAAAATCCATTATGCTTGGTTGTGATTCTGACGTTAACCTCGCATCGGCGGATCTTAATGCCTGCCTAGTTGTTGAATACGTCATTTCAGAACAATAATTTAAGAAAGGAATAAAATATGTCTGCAATTAATACGTTCGGAGATCCAGCAGCTACCGTAGGTACGATGAATGGATTTTTCAAAGAACTATACGCCGATAAAATTAAGGTTCTTTATCCGGAAGATGTTCATCTTTTGAACATGATCGATTTCGCGGGTAAGGAAAAGAATCTCGGTAATCTATATCACCAACCAGTTGCGCTTGGTCTAGAACACGGTATCACGTATGCCGGTCCTGACGAAGATGCGTTTAATCTTCTTCCTGCTGTCTCTTCCCCGATGCGTGATGCACAAGTGAAGGGTAACGCGAAGGTTATGCGTTCGCAAATTGGTTATAATGCTCTTTCTCGCTCTGGTAGCGATAAAGCGTCATTCGGAAGTGCGTCTAAGTATGTGGTCGAAAACGCTATGCGTTCTTTCACCAAAATCCTTGAGATTGAGCTTCTTTACGGTCAAATGGGATACGGAACGGTTTCCGCTGTTTCAGCGTCAACGGTTACGATCACTCTAGCTGAGTGGGCTCCGGGAATTTGGTCAGGCTCCAAAGGGATGCCGATTGAAATCCGTGATTCTACGGGCGCAACTTCTCGTGGTCAGTTCGTAATTTCAAGTGTCAATCTTGATACGCGCGTTCTAACTCTTGATAGCTCTGCTGCGGCGGCTGGCGTTGTTGCCACTGACGTAATTTGGCGTCGAGGTGCTTATAACAATGAATTTGCGGGAATTCACAAGATCCTAAGTCAATCAAGCGGTTCGCTCTTTAATATTTCTGTGAGCGATTTCGAATTATGGCGCGGAAATAGCTTTAGCGCGTCCAGCGCGGCTCTTAGCTTTAATAAGCTAAATCTCGCGGTCACTCGTGCGATTGAAAAGGGCCACATGGGTAAAATGCTTGCGCTAGTTTCTCTAAAAGCGTGGGCGAATATGATGTCAGATCAAGCTGCTCTTCGGAAATACGATGGTAGCTACTCCAAACAAAAGATGGAGAACGGTTCTGAGCGTCTTGTGTTCCATTCTCAAAACGGAGAAATCGAAATTCTTCCTTCTATTTATGTGAAGGAAGGATATTCTTATCTCTTGTCTGAGGATAACTGGATGCGTGTTGGAAGTCGTGATATTTCCTTCAATATTCCGGGAATGCCTGGGGATCAAATTCTTAGACAGCTAGAGAATTCTGCTGCCTACGAATTTAGGATGTATACAGATCAAGCTTTGTTCTGTAGCGCTCCTGGCCGGAACGTGCTTATCACTGATGTTGTGAACTCAACGACCTAATAATTAAATTAGGGATTGAATTAAAAGGGCTGGGAAGCAATTCCTGGCCTTTTTTATTTTAACTATAATATTTTTCCAAGTTAACAACTAATAGTATATTATCACTATTTTTTAAGGATTAATCCTACATGCCTACTATTATAATTACTGGCATTCCAATTGAATTTCCAAATACCGGTGCTGTTCCTGTTAACTCTGAAGCTCAAATTCAATTCGCTAAAGCCGTTGAAGCAGCACTATCTGGTTTAATTTCAACCGGCGACGTTTCTAAACAGATTTTTACACTTAATGCGGCTCATAATATAGCATCTAACGTAACTTTAACCGGGTTGTCTTTTAATACTTCTGTAGTTCGTGCTGCTTTTATTCGCTATTCAGTTTATCGCGAAGTTACACAGCCCGCAAGTGCTTCTGAAGCCGGCGAAATGACAATTATTTATAATGTTAATAATCCAACTAATCAAAAATGGGAGTTGCAACAAGAAAGAGTTGGCGATGCATCTATAAGTTTTACTGTTGATGATAACGGACAATTTTCTTTTTCAACGACTTCGATTGGAACGGGCACTCATTCTGGTACGATTGCGTTTGTTGCCCAATCGTTAGCTCAATCATAAACAGGGAGGATATATAGCTTTCGGGTTTAAAAATTTTCTCAAAGGAATTAGATTAGTCCCCGTTTCTTCTACTAATGTTTCTGTAAAGGGAGACATCGAAGTTCTTGATTCAAACGGAAAAGTAAATTATTTTAATGGGACTTCAGCTTCGCCATTAGTCACGGAAGCGCATGCGTCGACTTTAACTAATAAATCAATTGATGCAGATCAAAATACTGTTACTAATATCGAAAATGCTGATATTAAATCCGGTGCAGCCATTGATCGTAGTAAATTAGCCGCAGGGAGTTTTAATCATGTTGTTATTAATAACGGCTCTGGAGTTTTATCTAGCGAAGTCCAATTAGCTATTACTAGAGGTGGAACGGGACAATCAACTGCTAATACTGGATTTAATGCATTGGCCCCAAGCACAACTAAAGGGGATTTAATAGGCCATAATGGAACTATTAATGTACGGATTCCCGTAGGAACAAATAGCCAGGTTTTAACTGCAGATTCTTCCCAAGCAAGTGGTTTACTTTGGACCAATTCGGCTGTTGCTGATAATTCTATTACTGAATTTAAACTTACAACTTCAGTTGCTGGTAATGGTTTAACTGGTGGTAACGGAGTTCCGTTGGCTGTTGTGGTAGACGGCACAACGATTGAAATTAATGCGGATACTTTAAGAACAAATACAGTTATTGCCCGTTATAATTCAAATGGCGTCGGTCAAACTTTCGGAGTCGGTACATTTTTAAATATGCCGGGGTTACAGATTGATACTGATAGTGCTGTAACCTCAACAAGTCCTTTTATTTTTACAGTGCCTGTGACTGGTTATTATGAAGTTTACGCACAACTAGACTTTGTAGACGATTCGTGGAATAACGGAACTTCATCTTTTGCTTTAACGATTGAAAAAAATGCACCAACGGTTGGAACGGGTACCACTCAAGCTATTCGTTGGGGAGCTTTATTAAGCTCTTCTGGACCAACACAGAGATATTGGGTTGCTGTACAATCATTAGACTTATATTCTGCCTCGGACACTATTAAGATAGGTGGTTTACCTTCAACTTCTTTTAACCCCTCAACAACCGGATTAACCCAACGTTGTTTTATTTATATTCATAAGGTAAATTAATGCCGTTTAAATCGGAAAAACAGAGGCGTTATATGAATTGGGCCGCTTCAAAAAGAAAAATTAAACAATCCGTTGTTGATGAGTTTAACCAAGTCTCGAAGGGGATGGAATTACCAGAAAGATCCAAAAAGGCCAAAATAGCGGCTTTAAAACATTTAAGGAGTAAATAATGTCATTAGAACCTATTCAAAATATTAATAAAGTTATTATTAATGCTGCTGATTTAGGAGCAGATCAAACTTCAGAAACCGTTGAAGTTCGTGAATCGGTTGGTTTTGCCGCTCAAATTTATTGGTCCGGAGGAACGGCGACAGCCGGTGATGTAATTGTCGAAGGAACGAATGATGATCAAGCTAGCGATTCAACGCCAACCTACACACAAATTTCTTCAGATTCGGTTTCAACTACATCTGGTAGTTTAATGAAAAATAATAGCGGTGTGTATTATTCATATGTTCGGGTGCGATGGGATCAATCGGCCGGAACCGGGGGCACAATTACTTGTATTATTTCAGCAAAACGACGTTAACAACTATTATATATCGTTAAAGTTAAATTTTCTAGTCATTTATTGATTTTTAAGGAGTTTTATGGCGTTTTTAGTTCTAGAAATTGAAGTTCCTGGCCAAGGTATTAATCAGCTTAATGCTAGCTGTCAGCGTCCAACTAAACCGCATGATGCGGTTAATGCTTGTCGCAATCTTTTAGAAGCTATTTGTGCTGGCGCAATTGATGCCTCGGTGCAAGTCACTTCTCGCGATACCACGGCTTCTGTGTCTACTTCTGGTAGCGGTTCGCAACAAGAATCGTATAATTTACGGTAGATATGAGGAAAAAGTGTCGTAAATGTGGAGAAACTAAACTCCTTTCTGCCTATGCAAAAAGCGGTATAAAACAATACCCTTATCGCGGCACTTGTAAACAATGCAATAATGAAATGGCTAAACAACCTCATAATCCGTTAATTAGTTTTTGCAAGCAGAATGGATTAAAAATATGCAGCAATTGTCAGATTATTAAATCTATTGATTCTTTTTATAAGATAAAAAATCGTCAAACTTCGAATTTTAAAGAATGTAAAAATACGTTTTTAAAAGCTTGGCGTAAAAGTAATCGCCAAAAAGTTAATAAAATTGCCAAAACCTGGCGAGATAAAAATGAAGAAAAGGTTAAAGAAACTAATCAGGTTAACTATTTGGCCAATAGAGAAAAAATAATCGAAAATGGGTTGAAAATAACAGAGGAAAATATAACGCATATCATGTTAATAGGTATCTGAGTAAAATTAAAAGAACGCCCCAATGGTTAGCTAAAGAACATTTATTACAAATAGAAAAGTTTTATACCAAAGCTCAACAATTAACGGTAATAACGGGGATTCAGTATGAAGTTGATCATATTGTGCCTTTAAATGGTAAAAATGTTTCTGGTTTGCACGTTCCGTGGAATTTGCAAATTTTAACAAAAACGGAAAATATTAAAAAGTTTAACAACTTTTAAGGAGAAAGTTTTATGCATAAATTTGATAAATTACTAGAAAAAAAAGGAAAAAAACTTTCAGGTGTTGAACAACGTGCTAAAGGAGATGTTCTTTCGGGTCTTAAATATGGTCCTGCTGATGCTTTAAGTGAAAAGTTAGCCGGACTTAAAAAGGTATCAGTCGCGGCTCCAACACAAGAAGGCTTAGAAGAAGGTCTTGATAAAGCCAAGGAACTTGTAAGCGATTTTCCAGAAGGAAACGAAGCAGAAGATTTGGAATTAAAACCAAAAGAAGAATGTACGCCCGAAGAAATTGATCAAAAAATACAAATGTTAATGGATTATAAAAAAGAACTTTTAGAAAAAGATCAGGAATAAAAGGAGTTTAAATGGCTTTACCATTAACTGAAACAGATAAGTTTTTACTACTCAGTGCGGTTGGTGCGCCGGAAACGCGTGATCGTATTTCCGCACTATTAGATCTGGCTGGAACCGGTAATATGACTGGACCCGCTTCAGCCACGGATAATGCTTTGGTTCGTTATGACGGAACGACGGGTGCTTTAGTTCAAAATAGCGGCGCACTGCTTGATGATTCTAATAATTTAAGCGGAATTACTCTTTTAAGTTTGACTAATTTACGATCAGGGGATGGATTAGCGACTTCACCAGTTTACAGTTTTTCGGCTGATACTGACACCGGATTATTCCGTGTCGCAACAAATGAAATTGGTTTTTCTACTGGTGGAACTCAAAGATTAAGCATTAATTCGACAGATATTACATCAACTTTACCTTTTTACCTAGCTAATGGGGCAACATCCGTTCCAAGTCTTACTTTTGCTAGCGATACCAATACCGGTATATGGCGTGATAGCGCAGACGATATGCGTATGGGGGTTGGCGGCTCTGAGCGGTTGAGTCTTAAATTAACTACTGTTGAAATTACCGATGTTCCTTTAAGATTAGTCGACGGTTCAGTTGCCACACCAAGTCTAAGTTTTCAAACAGAGACTAATACCGGAATATATTTAGGGGCTTCTAATGAAATGTCTTTTTCAGTTGGTGGAACTGAGAGATTTCGAATAACTAATATTGCAACAGTTAACTTCTTACCATTTTACGCGTCTTCTGGTACAGCTGCTGCTCCTAGTATAACTTTTAACTCAGACACTGATACCGGTGAATATTTATTTGCAACTAATTCAATAGGATGGGCATGTGCTGGAGTTTCAGTTTTAACTCTATCAGAAAACCAGTTTAATTTTACTGGTAGTCAAGCAGTTGGTAGCTCCACGTTGTTTAAACTTAATCACGATGATAATACCAACCCTAATTCATCAGCGCGTCATTTAATTAGTTCCGGTGGGTCAAGTGGGGGCGATCCATATGTTCAATTTAGAGTAGGCGCGGTTCAAGGTTCGAGTGTAGCTAATTTTAATTTAGGGATTGATAATGACGATAGCGATCTTTTTAAAATTTCTGTCGGGGGTTCTTCTTTATCAACATCTCAAGCTTTTTCTATCGACGCACTAAATAACGTTGCTATTGGATTTAATGTTATAGCAACAACTGCTACTGATGGTTTCTTGTATATACCAACTTGTGCCGGAACACCAACTGGAGTACCTACTACATTTACGGGCCGAGCGCCACTTGTCGTGGATAGCACTAATAATAAGCTTTATTTTTATAGCGGCGGTGCTTGGCGGGATGCTGGGCCGTAATAAACTAAGTTAGTGGCAACTTTGAGATTAAAAACAAACGACTAGCAAGAGAGTTTAATGACAAACCCGTGGCTTTCATCCAATGATATTATTGAGGCGGTAAAACGTCGAATATCATTTCCTGTTTATCAATCAACTTTTGAGGATACGGATATTCTTCAATTTGCTAATGATGTTATGAGGGAAGAAATTCTTCCTAACATATTGCAATACCATGAAGAATATTTCGTTGTTGATTCTTCAGTTGAGTTAAAACCAAACCAAAGTAAATACCCGATTCCAAACCGTGCTGTTGGCATGAAATTGCGCGACATTGCATTTGGTGATGGGAACGTTACTGATTCTTTACCATACGGGAATCTCTTTGAAACCACTAGGGTTAATGCCGATGATAAAGTGTGGTTTGAAGGATCGGGACTTGGAAACGGTATTGCTTATCAAATATATTTACAAGGGAATGATGTAGTTATTACTCCTTCGGTTGATAGCTCACCTACCGGTCTTCTAGTTTTTTATTGGTTCATGCGGCCAAATCAACTAGTCGAAGAAACGCGAGCATTTATTATTTCCGCATTTTCTAAAACGATTGTTGTAGATAACACTTCTTTAAATTCAGGCGATACGATTACTCTTGGCGTTGAAGATAACGGAGATATTACAGAAACGGTCTTAACTGCTGGATCAAGTTTTGCGATTGGAGCTACTTCTTCAGCTTCAGCTACTAATCTTGCTACGGCTATTAATGCGGCGAATCTTGGTTTTACGGCTTCAAATGGAACGCCAGCAACTAATACGGTAACTATTACTTATTCAAATCGCAATAATACAATTGCCTCTTCAGATACGGCCGCTTTAGCGGTCCAGTCAACCCTCGGCCTTGTTTCAAGTTCTTCTGTTCCATCGAATATAACTGTTGGTAGTTATGTTGATTTATTACAAACATTGCCGGGACACAAAATCATTAATTATGATGTTTTAGTTCCAACAAATGGCGCCTCGGGCAATACGATTTCTCTTGGCGAAGATGATGTTCCAACGAATATTATAGTTGGTGATTACATTACATCTAGAAATGAATGCATTATTCCACAAATTCCACCGGAATTGCAATCAAATCTCGTACAAAGAGTTTGTTCGAGAATTTTAGAAGCTATTGGGGATAAAGAAGGTATGGCTGTTTCTGATGCCAAAATTGAAAAATTAAATCAAACCGAGGCAACTTTAATTGATGATCGAGTAAATGGATCTCCCCAGAAAATATTAGCACGACATTCTTTATTACGTTATGGAAGTCTATTAAATCGTCGTCTCTGGTAAACAGGGAATTTTATGCCAGCACAAGTAGTTTTAAAAGCACTTGGAATCGTCTCTTCTCCAAATCAATTAGCCCTTCCTGAAGGCGCAATGTCAACTGCGTCCAATGTTGTTATTAAACGTGACGGTATTGTCGAACAACGCCGAGGTTTTAAGCTTTACGGCACTCAAACTGCTTCAGCCATAAAACAATTATTCACGTATAAAACACGCCTTCTTCGACATTTTGGTTCTACCCTACAATTTGATAGTGAAGTTCTAAACGCTAATAACGAATCTATTTTTAATTCATTTGCTGGTAGCTACTCTGAAACTGAAGCCGGGCTTCGCATTAAATCAATTGAATCCAATGGTAATTTCTATTTTACTACATCAAGTGGTATTAAGAAGATTTCAGCGGCGAGCGCCGATGAATTTTCAACTGCTGCTGGTTATATTACAAATGCTGGTGGTGTCAAAGCTATTAACGGTTCTGCTCGAATAGATTTAGAATTAGGCAATTCAACCGGGTTTCTCCCTGAAGATAGCGCAGTTGCCTATCGTTTTCTCTGGACAATTAATGATGCGAATAACAATGCAATTCCCGGAACTCCGAGTGAAAGGGTTATTTTATATAACTCACTCCTTAATTTCTTAATCCCAGATTTTGATCATCTTTTAGGAGCTTTGGACGATATTACCACTACTACAACTACAGCTTTTATTGGCGATGGTAATTACATTACGACTTTAAAATTACAAAGCACCGCTTCTTCAACAGATATTAAAACACAAATAATTGCTTTAGCTGAAAAAATTGATGAGGATATTTTATATGCAAATGACGCCGGAACGGCCCCTATTAACCTTAGCACTTCAGAAGTAGCTTCTGGAATTGCTACTATTACAGCAAGTGCTGGTGATTTTACACAATATCTTGAAGTAGGTAGTAAAATCTTTTTATCAGGTTATGTTGGGGCTGCTGTCGGACTTAATGGTGCTCAAACCGTAGCCTCGGTTTCGGCTTTAACTGTTACTTTTAATACCACAGTCGCTGATTTTGGCGCTTTAGCTAATAGTGGTGCCGAACAAATTGTTTCTTACGAATATCGAAATTCGATTGAGAACATCTCTTATCAAAACACAATCTTCAATTTAAACACAACTACGATTAATAACCCGGCAACAAACAACCAATTAAAGATTCTTCAAGCCGCTATTTTAGGATTCATTACACAGTTGCAGGACGAACCAATCACGGTTATTTCAAGTAGCAATCAAACAGCCTATATCACACCTCTAGATGTTACAACGACGATTAACGTTATTTTAACGATTAATATTCCAGAAGAAATTAATTCAAATTATTTCTTACAAATTTATCGTTCGGATATTGCTGAAGCGACTGGGACAACTATTTTAGCCGATTTAACTCCGAACGATGAAATGCAGCTTGTTTATGAAGCATTTCCTACGACAGCCGAACTTTCGGCTGGCATAATGGAAGTTTTAGATGAAGTATCTGATGAATTTGCTGGGGCTAATTTATATACAAATCCGTCTACCGGGGAAGGCATTCTTCAAGCCAATGATGTTCCTCCTTTAGCTAAAGACATTAATCGGTTTAAAAATGTTCTATTTTATGCTAATACGGCAACTCGTCAACGTTTAAATTTAAACTTGCTCGGTGTTACCAATTTTAAAGCTGGTAATGTTACGAGTGTTACGGCAACTAATCCGGCTGTTATTACAACTGATGTCGATCATGGATTAGCCGATGACGATCTTGTTTATGTTAATGGAACCGGTGTTGCTGCAATTGATGGCAAAGTTTGGAAAGTTAACGTTACTAGCGCTACAACCTTCGAAATTCCGGTTATGGGAATGGTGTCTTCGGTCGGGTATTGGACTAATTCCATGGTTGCGGTTATCGACTCCATTTCAACTCGACAATACTATTTTATTAAGGAAATGCAGGAATCAAGGACATTCACCTCCGATACAAAAGCCAATACTAATGAGGGCGCTTCGAACGCAAATTATTTTACGCTTTATACCGGCAAAAACGATAGGTCTTTTTATGTTTGGTTTAAAAAGACTGGTGCTGCTGTTGATCCTCTACAGGCAGGATTTGATGAAGGAATTATGGTGGATATTTCTTCAGCTACTATTGTTACAGCCGATGACGTTGCTGCTAGAACACGTGATGTTCTTTCGCGTTATCCATTGTATTTTAATATTTCTGGGGCTACAAATCAAATTATTATTCAAAACGTTACTGCAGGAATTGCGACTGATAGTATTGTAAGTACACTAGGTGGGGTTTGGGCTGTTTCGACAACACAACAAGGTCGCGGTGAAAATGCCTCATTGAATGAGGTTTTATTATCCACTTTCGTGTCGCCGGCTCAGGCATTGGATGCTTCCGCCCGAAGTTTCCAGAACGTTTTAAATAGAAATTCAACCGAAAATACCTATGTATATTATCTTTCGGGCCTTGCGGATGCTCCCGGAAAAATGCTTGTTGAAGGTCGAAGTTTAGCTGAGGGGCAGTTTTATGTACTGGCTAACAATAGCTTGGTTGGTGATTCCTTCGATCCGCCTATCACTCCAACTCATTTTATTTCAGGTAATACGGCTGCTAATCCTTCCGTTGTAACTACCACGGCTGCCCACGGCCTTGTTTCTAACGATAGTGCTGTAATTGCTTTCAGTAATTCAACACCATTTATCAATGGTATTCAAACTGTGACTAATTTAAGTGCGACAACTTTTAGTGTTGCGATTAACGTTACAGTAGCCGGAACTTCTGGTGTTTTAATTAATTCCGATGAAGCTGTTTTTTCAGATAATGAAAGAAAGATTAATCGTATCTATTATTCAAAATTAAATCAACCGGAAGCAGTTCCATTGGTTAATTATTTTGATGTGGGTTCACAAGAAAATCAAATCTTACGTATTTTCCCTCTTCGGGATTCTTTGTTCGTGTTTAAAGAAAACGAAGGATTATATCGCATTTCTGGTGAAACTGCACCATTTAATTTAGCTTTATTCGATTCAACTTGTAATTTAGCCGCCGCCGATTCAGTTAGCGCATTAAACAATCAAATTTTTTGTTGGACAGATAGTGGAATTCAAGCCGTTTCAGAAGCAGGTGTCGATACAATGTCGCGAGATATTGACAATATTATTCTAAAACTCGCTTCTTCCGTTTATTCGAATTTTTCAACAGTAACGTGGGGCGTTGGGTATCACTCCGATCAAACTTATATTGTTTATACCAATTCATCCATAACAGATGATGTTGCAACAATTGGTTATCGTTATAATCTTGAAACCGGTCGTTGGACTTCTATTGATAAATCAACTACATGTGGAATTGTTAATAGTAAAGATGATAAATTTTATCTAGGTGCCGGTGATCTAAATTATATTGAACAAGAACGTAAAAGTTTTGACCGAACTGATTATGCTGATAGAGAATGGGTTAAAACAATTACTTCAAATAGTTTTTTTGATAGTGGAGAACGAATTAAATTATCCTCGGTTTCAGATACTAATGTCGGGGATGTTTTAGCACAAGAACAATACGTTACTGTTTATAATTTCAATGCATTATTAGCCCATTTGGATTTAGATTCTAGTATTGGTATTGTACCAATTCTTTCAATTTCCACTGGTGCTACCCCGACAATTGTAACTAAAAATAATACTTTTCTTCCTACGGATGTTGATATTGGTACGGAAACAATTACTATTACATCACACGGATTATTAAATGGTCAAAAGGTTCGTTTTGAATCAACTGGTACACTACCAGGAGGATTAACAGCTAACGACACGGTATTTGTGATCGGTGCTACAACTAATACTTTCCAAGTTTCTCAAACGTTCGCCGGGGCCGCGATTGATCTAACTTCAACTGGAACTGGAGCACATACCGTTTTTCGATTTAACAATCTTTCAGTGGGTGATTTTGTTACTTTAACAGCCACAAATTGTGATCCGAATTTAGACGGAACACACGAAGTTATATCTGTGTTGAATGGTTACACATTTACGATTAATGCTCCAAGTTCAATAACAACGGCTGGGACGGCCGGGTTTGCAAGATATTCTTATTCTTCGAGCCAAGAAATGATTGGCGGCGATGATATCCGCGCCAAACTTATTGAATTAGTAAATAAGCTAGATACAGACCCCGGTACAGTTTTTGAGAATTACTTTGATATTATTGATATTAAATCGGGTTCTATTACATCAAATACGGCAGCAAATCCAACGGTGATTACTTCAACGGCTCATGAATTACAGACTGGCCGTTATATAGCTATTACAGGTACTAATTCTACGCCTACATTTAATGGCAATTATGCTATTACCTTTTTAAGCGCAAATACGTTTTCTGTGCCTGTTTCTATTCAAATCGCGGGTTCAGCAGGCTCATGGTCAACTTTAACCAGCGATTATAGGGACTTACAAGCTTGTTTTAATGCGATTACTAATCAATTAAACCTAGATCCGGGGGTAATTTTTAATAATTACCAACAAATTACCGAGACTACCATCATAGAATCGCTTATAACCGCTGTAAACACCTTTACAAACGAAGTTTCGCTTACCCCCGGTATCAACTTCCTCGTAGGCTCAGCGACTGTTTATAACGCAATAGAATCGATTATACAGTATACGCCACAAACGATGGAAGATCCACTTGGTTGGAAACATATGACTAATTTCACCATGATGTTCGAAAATAAAGCATTTACGAACGCTACTGTAGCCTTTGCATCTGACTTACTTCCTGAATTTATTGATGTTCCTTTTGAAGGAGATGGCAATGGTATTTTCGGACATAATGATTTTGGATCTGGTTTCTTCGGGGGAGGAAGTCACGGAGCACCTTTTAGAACATATTTTCCTCGTCAGGTTATGCGCTGTAGGTATTTTTTAATTAAATTTACGCATAGAATTGCGCGAGAAAGCTATGCTTTATTCGGTATTACCTCAGATGGCAATATTTCTCAGTCAAACAGAGCTTATCGAAGGTAAGAATTTATGCGTTTGCCAAATTATCTTAGATTAAATAAAGTCGATTATCCGGAAGAAACTAAACCGGTTATTGATCGTTTAGCGGGAAGTTTAAATCCAAGTATTGAATCTTTATATAATCTAGCAAATAATCGTATTTCTTTATCTGATAATATAGCGTGTGTAGTTAAAGATATCATAGTCATTGTGGGAAGTGATGGAATTCCTTTGACTTCAATAGGAATTGCTTTAGGAACAACGGTTCAAAAAGTTTTGGGCTCGCAAGTTTTATATGCGCTAAACCAAACTTCGGATACTGTTTATCCAACGGCGCAACCCTTTATTACGTTTACACAAAATGGGAGTACTTTTGAAGTAGACCATATTGCGGGATTACCGGCAAATAATCAATTTTTACTTAAAGTAGTAGTTTATGCTACTTAACAACTATTATGTATTAGTTTTTATCTTTTATGGCAAATAATATTAAAATTAACAATCCTTTAGGCGTTCAACCGCAGCAAAAAAGAGGCAGCGGTTTCGTTAATTTAAACAAGATTTTACAAGCTAATATCGGTAATAGGTTTGGACAAACAGTCGCGCAAGGAATTAGTCAAGGGGTGGGACGGGTTCAACAAGGGATAGGACAACTTAAAAGTGAGTTTCAACAAGAAGCCGATAAACAGAATTTAGCCTCGGTTGCTAATAAGCAAGCTGTCTCGGATGCATTGAAAAGTATTTCATCCGGTCAGACTAAGGTTTCTGATGAATTAATTAAACAATTTGGGACTTTCCGGGCTGGGGAATATGAGGGTCCGCGAGAATTAGATTCAAGTAAATTAACTCAAATTGGTTCCAAAGCAGCAGAAGTTCAAAGATTTGGACGGGATTTAGGAAGCGGGGGAGATAAAACGCGCGTTCTTCAAGCATTTGCGGGTCAAGGTCCATATTCGGTTGGACAAAGCCGTTTAGATGCTCTTCTGCTTGGACAAGGACCACAAGCTAGGCAACAATTAGCACAGGCTCGGCAACAAACGCTCGGTTTAACCCAACAACTAGGAAAAGAACAGGATATTGCTCGCCAAATTGGTCGATTACGAGTCGGCGAAGCACAAAAATTTGCCAAAGATGTTAAGGGACAATTAACAAGTGCTGAAACCGATATTGGAACGAAAGTAGGAGAACAGCAAAAGGAGTTTATTAAAGGGCAAAAAAATCTTTTTAATCAATTATATGAAGCCGGGGCTGATTTAAGCCCGGAGCAGCTTTCTTTTATTGGAAAACCAGAAAAAGTTGCTTTCACTCCTTCGGGCGGAAAGTATAAACGTTTTGATATTGGTACAACTGTTCCTTTGGGAGATATTAGTTCGGGGGTTGTTACGACTCCTGAACAACGGGCTATGTTGACGGCGTTGAATCAATTACAAGGGAGGAATTATCTCGCTCCAACTGAACAATACGTCGCTTCTCCTGAACAATCAATTCAATCCGGAATTTATGGCTCGCAAGGCCAAATACCATTTCAAGAACTTATAAATTTAATTAAACAGACTAGGCAAACTGAAAGAACACAACCAATTAAAACCCCGCCTAGACCAGGAGCACGATTTTTATAATACTAATTATAAAACATAAAGTAACTAGATGTTTAATGTTAGAAAATTTAAACAAACTGATTTTGAAATGCTTCACAATTGGTGGAAAATACAAGATGAATTTCCTCCAACGCGAGAAATGCTTCCGGAAGAAAGCACTTTTATTTGTGAATTTAATGAGATTCCAATGGTTTCCATTACAGTTTATTTAACCAATTCTAAAGAGTTTTGTATGTTGGATAATTTTATTGGCAATCCGGATGTTCCAAAGGATTTAAGGAAAGAAGCATCTAGTTTAATTATTGCGTATTCTGAACAATTTGCTAAAGATTTAGGTTATAAATCTATATTGTGTATGTCTTTAAAAGAAAAGCTTTCAAATTATTATCAAAGCTTTGGATATATAAAACGTTTAACTAACGTTTCAACTTTTAATAAGGAGTTACTCTAATGTCTCGAAAGCCGTGTAAAATCGAGGCATGTCCTTCAAAAAGTGCTAATGGTGGAATGTGTTGGCGACATTATAATATTGATTATAAAAATCGTTACAGTGTATCTAGAAAACGTAAATATAAACGAAGTGAAAAAGGTAAATTACATCAAAAAATATATCACGATAAGGCTCGTTTAGAAGCTTTATTGCATTATAGTCAAAACGAATTAAAGTTTAATTGTTGCGGTGAAACTACGTATGAGTTTTTAACCTTAGAGCATATTTTTAATAATGGTGCTCAACATCGAAGAGAAATTAATAACAGGAATTTATATATTTGGTGTCGCAAAAATCAATTTCCTGTGGGATTTCAAGTTTTGTGTATGAATTGTAATTTTGCTAAAGAAAAATATAGAGGTTGTCCCCATATGAAATCAAAGAATGTATTAAGAAAGGCGGGTATTTAGGTGCCTCCTGTCGTGATAGCCTCTGTTGCAGCGGGTACAACTTTAGCTGGCGGAGTTGTCGGCGCCATTGAGCGTTCAAATGCTAGTGATGACGCTAAAGACTTAATGAAACAACGACTTGCCGAGTTCGAAAGAGCCGGTACGCCGCCGAATACTGCGTTACCTTTAGTTTTACAAGAATTTAAACAACAAGGTATCCTTTCCCCAGAATTAGAAAAACAAATTAATATTGAAGCATCTAAAGTTGCTCAAATTCAAGAAGATCCGAAACTTCGCGATGCCGCAATGCAAGGTCTTCAATTACTACAACAAAGCAGTGAGCGTGGATTTGGAGCCGAAGAAGAGGCAGCCTTTGCACAAGCTCGTCGAGAAGCTGGTAAAGAAGCTCAAGGTAGATTGCAATCCATTTTACAACAAGCACAAGCTAGGGGAATGGGTAGAAGTGGTGCGGAGTTAGCCGCTCAATTATCGGCGTCCCAAGCCGGCGATGAAGCGTTGGCCAACCAAGGATTAGATATTGCTGCTGAAAGAGCTAGAGCCCAACGAGATGCGATTAATCGCATGTTTGGAGCGGCTACTGAATTACGTGAACAAGATTTTGGTGTTGCTAGAACAAAAGCCGAAGCTAAAGATCTGCTTAATCGTTTTAGAGTTGGAATGGAAGCCGACCAACAAGCTAGAAATGTTGCTGCGTTACGCCGTGCTGAGGAACTAAATTTAGCCGAAAAACAACGTATTGCTGATGTTAATATCGCAATGGCTAATCAAGAACAAGCGCGACAAAATGAAGCCAGGCTTAGGGATTGGCAATCGAAAATGGACTTAGCAAGAGCCAAAGGTGGAGTTTATGGCGATCAAGCAGAGCAACGTTTACTGGAAGGAATTTCAGCGGCCGAAGGTTGGGCACAAGTTGGACAAGGTGTTGGTAGTGCGATAACAGGGCTTGGGGAATATGGAATTAATAAACCGAAAGAAATTGAAACAACATCACAAGTTGGTGATATAACTCCAATGGGGCCAGAAAGTATAAGAGATGCTGAAGTTCTTGCCGAAGATTCTTTAGGACGCACTATGAATAGAGATATTACAACGATGGGACCAGAAAGTCGCCAAAATATCCAAACTTTACCGGTTGATTATTTAGGTCGCAAGAAAAAACCACGTGGAGGTTTTCCGAGCGGCGGCCCAACTTACGTTTAAGGACTACTAATGGCAGTTTTTGATGATTTAGGACAATTGGTTCTCTCAAGAGAACAACTTGATGAACTTCGTAAGCGAGGTTTTAAGGTGCCGGTAGAAGATCGTTTATCAAAAGCCGAAAGAGAAGCCCCTCTTTCGAAACCGATTCCTACACCTTCTTCTTATGTGCCAGATATAGCAAATATATCTCCACAAGAAATAGAAGAAGGGTCGGATTTTTTACAAAAAGCTGGAGTTCTTCCTGCAGCCCCTAAATCTAGAGGACTTTTTGATATTTTAAGCTCAACAGTGCGGGATATTCCGTTAGAAGCCAAAACTAATGCGATCCCTAATCGTCAACCCGGTTCAGAAGTAAAACCTAAAATGGATTCTTCTTCAGAAGTAGTTCCGGAGGAAGAGATTGACCAATCTGCACCATCTCCGCTATCTATTTTAGATTTTGGAGCTAATAATCTTGCCAATCAACAAGCATTGCGAGATGCGCAACAAAAACAGGCGGATTTACAATTTCTAGCTAATATGAATCGAGCGGCAGCACAAACCGCTCAGGGAATCGCGCGCACCGATAAATTGGATACGTCTGTGGCTGACGCTGTTGAACGTCAAGGAAAACAAGCAGTTGAAAATTACCAACAACAAGTTGAATTTCAAAAACAAGATCCAAATAGTTCTTATTCAAAAGGTCTTAAAGATTATTTTAAGAATAAGCTTAAGATGGAAATTAAAGGTGATGCGTCAGCGGCTGAATTAGAAAAGATTATGCCGTTTGCTGTGCGAGAATATGAAGCAGGACTTGAACAAGAACGATTAAAACAACAAAAAGCTGACGATTTGGCGTTTAAAAAAGAAGAAAAAGAAGCAGTTCGTAAAGAAAAAGCAGAAAAAGCTGCTCAACCTAGCGATAAACAAGTAGAAAATATTCAAGAAATGGATATTACTTTAGATACAGCCAATGATATTTTAAATCAATTTAAAGAAACGAAGGATGCGATTGGCCCCATTCAAGGTAGAATACCCGATCTTTTAACAGGAGCCGAAAAACTAGCCTATCAAGCTAAAGTTGGACGATTAACTGATCAATATAGACGTGTTGTTACTGGTGCGGCGGCAGGAGATAAGGAACTTCGACGTATTGAATCCCGGTTACCAAAAATTACTGATACAGATGCTCAATTTGAAAAAAAATTGGTCGATTATATTAAACAAATGGAGCAAGGAAAACAAAGATACCTTAGTAATTTACAAAAAAAAGGTAAAGAAGTAGAGTCTTATGGGCAATCAAAAATCGACTCTCCAGATTTAGGTATTGAACGCAAAATTGATATTTTTATGTCAAAAAATCCAGATGTTAAATCACGCGAAGAAGCCCTGAAAATATTAAAGGACGCGGGACATATTTAATGGCTGAAAAAAAGAAATACGATTTTAGTGGGTTGGATGAAGTTAATTCTAAATATGATTTTAGTGGTTTAGAAGATAAGACTGTTCCTAATTTAACACCCGCTTTAAATGGATCTAGCCCTTCAACAATTGAAGATATTATTACGGCGGCTCCAAATCTTTTTGGGGGAGCCGAAGAATTAGCTGGTGTAAGTACCGCAATTGGTCAAAAAGCTGCCGAATTTTTAAATCCGGATCTTATTCCGAAAAAAACATTCTATGAAATGTATCGCCAAGGATACGAGAAAGAAAAAGCTGCACAAAAAGCCGCTCAAGAACGTTCCCCTTGGGCTTATGGTGGAACTAGAGTGCTTGGGGGACTTTTGACTGCTATTCCGGCTGCACCATTAGCAGCAGTTGCTCCGGTCAGTACGGCTATCGGCGCTGGGGCTTTAGCGGGGGGTTTAGAAAGCGAAGCAACTATTGAAGAACCGTTAGAATTAGCAAAAGATGTTGTTCTTGGGGGTACTACTGGCTATGCCCTTCAAAAAATTCTTCCTGGTGGTCCTAAAAAGCCTAAAGTTGAAAAAGACATTTTAGAACGAGGCGAATTTCTTCCTCAATTAGAAACCGCTGTTAAAATGGGAGAAGAAGGGGTTTCTTTAGGTTCGTCACTTATTGAATCCGGAAAACTTAGTGCTAGAAGAAATAAAGCTTCTTCCGATTTAGCTAAAAAATTTATTAGACCGCGAACTGAACTAGGAAAAGTTCTTAAAGCCACAACTAAACAAGAGGGTTTAGTTTTAACACAAACTTTAGACGATATTGCGGCGGCTAGCAACTTAGAAAAAGTTCTTGAATCAAGTAAAGCTGCTATTGGACGAAAAGCACCAGAATTAATTCAAAAAATACAGAATATGCAACTAGGATTATTGTCACCAAATGAAACCTATGCTTTAAGTAAAAAATTACAAAAAATTCTACCGAAAATTGCAGATCCGGAGCAAGCGCAAATTTTTAAAACTGGTTTAGATTCTATTAAGGATGTTTTAGGTAAATCGGTTCCTGGATTTAAAAAAGCCGCTCAAGATTTTGCACAATTTGCTGAAATGGGACCAGAAGCTTTATTAGCTAGAGGAATTGACCCTGAATTAAAAAATATTTTTTTGGGCGATTTAAAAGATCAAGGTAGTGCTAAAATTGCTGAAAAAGTTGATGCTTTAATTCAAGGACTTCGTACCGGTGGTGCAGGAGCCAAACAAAAACAACATGAATTATTCACAGTTTTACGTGAATTAGAAAAATATCCGAAATTAGCCGCTCGATTTGGTCTAGAACCAAAAGAATTAGCTCGCCAATTTACTCGTGCTGCCGATGAAGCGGCTGTTGTTAAAAAAGGTGCCGAGTCAGGGGTTTTTCAACAATTATGGGAACGGGGATTATTCGGTCTTAGAAAAGCATCTGAAACGGGACTTTTAAAAGGTGCTAATGTTTACGGCCAAGCTAAGCGTAAAGTGCGTGATTTTGTGCAAAGTTCTCAGGAACAGTTCGTGTCAGCGGCTGATGCTTTACGTCAATATGGTGGACCAGATCTTCAAGGTATTGCAGAAAATTTAGCTTCTGAAGTACCACAAAAACGTAATGCGGCGATCTTTTCTATTTTACAATTACCAAAGGCTAAAGATATTTTAGGAATTGAATCCGAC